CTGTATGGAATAAATATACTAAATCATTAATCTATAAACTTAGAGATTCTTAAACGTACCTTTTGGTATTATATCTAAAAACGTTATAAAAAATTTTTTAGTTTAAAATATTTTATCTATATTTGTACTATGGATGATATACAGTTAACTTTTCTCACTAAAGTTTTAGAATGTATTGTAAAAGATACTTCCATAAAATATGTTAATGTGGAAGGCGGAGGATCTACTCCATTTTTTAATGTCAATGACACCTTTTATATACATAAGACTTTTTTAAAAAAAGATTTACCAGGTCCCTCCTTTAAAGAATATTGTGAAAATAATTATGGTTTAAGTGAATTGGATACCATTTATGTGTGGGAAATATATAGACTTATTATTGAAAATAGAATTGTTATTGACGGTAGATTAAAAATGTGGTATAATGAATAAAGAAAAATGTTTAGATAAAATTATACAATATATACTGGAGGATACAGAAATAGATCGAGATAATAAAATAGTTAGGGTTTATTTTACATTGTCGATTGGAGTTAGTTTTTTGTTTGAGTCTGAAACCTCTCACAGGATATATTATAAATACCCCCGTTTTATCTCTTTCACTCATTATTGTTACGATAAATATGGTTTGGATAAATTTGAATCTCATTATGTGTTTAAAAAATATTTAGAACTACTGAAATTTAAAGTAAAAGATTATGTTAAAATAATATGTGTAGATGTATAAGTTAAAATTTTTAAATAAGGTTATTCAGTATTTGGTAGAGGATACAGAAGTAAGTTACCCGAAACAGTTTAATAGTGATTGTGGTCAGTTTGTTACTTACTCTTCTGGTCATATTTTGTTCCCCTTTATGGGTATATCACGTCTAAATTTTAGTAATGTATATTATATTCTTAAATTTGAAACACCATTTTCTAATTTCTCTGATTACTGTAAAGATACCTATAATTTAACTGAAGGTGAGATTGAATATGCGTGGGAAAGATACCGTAATATATTTATACAAATAGTTAATAGTCCGTATATATGTAAAGATGGATCATTGTACGACCGAACCGTTCCATCACCCCGACCCCTCTAATTCGTAATTTTTATAAATGTATTAATATTTATTATTATGAAAAAGAAGGTAGTTAGGTTAACAGAAAATCAGTTAAATAGAATTGTTACACATGTGATTAATGAAGAAACAGAAGGTGAGTCTGAATTTATTAAAATATTAGACGATAGATATGATTTAAGTGAAGAATTAAAATCGGAAATAATAAACACTTTTAAAATGGGGGGATGTGAGAATGTAAAATTCCAAAAAATGAAAATGGGAGATGGTTTGGCATTGGGTAATAGATTAATATTAAATCCGACTATTTTAAATTATTCATTGGGTAAGGTATTGTTTGTTTTGTTTCACGAAATGGCCCACCAATATCAGTTTAAGAAATATGGTAAAGAAAAAATGTTGGAGATATATGAAGAACATTTATCTTTATCAGATGCCGCAAAGTTTATGTATGAGGTTGAACAGGTCGCTGATGAATTTGCGGTTAGAAAACTTAAATCTTTAGAGAGAAAAGGTTTGGTTAAATTAGAAAGGTTAGACATTCAAAAAGGTTATGAAAATGTAAATTTATTTATGTTAGAACGTATCATCTCACATTTTAGAAATGAGTTAAGAAAAAATAATATTAGTGGACATAATCAAGTGGCTGAGTTCTTATATAATATGGTTAAAATTGAACAATCAAACGAAGTTGATGGTAAATCATATAGAAAAGATTTAAATACAAAAAGTGATAGTGAGACTGAAAGAAGTAGTTATGATGGTATAGAAGATGGAGTCACAAAAATAGATGGTGATTTAGAAATAGATTATTTTACAGACTTGAATGATCTTGTTGAAGTGACAGGTAAGGTTTCGGTACATAATGATGAGATTGAATCATTACAAAATTTAGAAGTAATTGGGGGTAAATTGTGGATAACCAGTAAAAGTCTTGTTGATTTTGGTAAATTAAAATCAGTAGGTGGTGATTTAATCATTAGTGGTACTTCTCCTTTATCTAAGGAATATACTGAAGAAGACATTCAGAATATGATTAACGTAGGGGGTCGTGTTGAAATTAAAAGATAAAAATAATCATTTTTAATAAATTAATATATTTATAAATAAAAAATTAATATGAAAAAGAAAATAGTTAGATTAACAGAAACAGATTTAAGAAGAATCGTTAAACGAACAATAAATGAAATGGAGGACGAACCATACGACTCAATTGGAGGGTACTCAGTAAATGATTTGAAAAAAGCATTTGCTAAAACAAAAAGTAAAGATGATGACTATAAAGATAGAAGTATGTATGACCCATATTACGGTGATGATGAAGAATATGATGAAGAGGTTGATTATGGTGAAGATGAACTGGAGGATAAAGATATGTCTGCATATGAATTGGATGGTTTAATCTTTGAGGCTATGGAATTATTGGAGAGTGAATACGGTATCTCTAGTGATTATCTTGAGGAATTAAATGAGTTTGAACTTATTGATTTATTAGAAGAACATAATGAAACTGAATTGGCAGGTGATATACAATATTATGTAGAAAAGTTATACGCAGATCCAGATGAACCATATGACTCAATAGGGGGATTGTCACCTAACGATTTAAAAAGGGCTTTCGATGTAGAACTAGAAAAAATGAGAAAAGGGAAATAATATTTTTAAAATCTACAGAAACCTCATCAGAAATGATGGGGTTTTTTATTTTATGATATATTTATACTATATGAAAATTATTATAACGGAAAATCAATTCAAAAGACTTATTAATGAAAATTTGATGTTATATGGTGCCACATTTATCGTAAATAAAGATGGTACAGTTACAGTAGATGTTAAAGGTACATCCGCAAAAATTAGATTCTCAAAATTCTATATGGATATAAATGTTGCATCAATTGTAGAAACAGGTAATGGTGGTTGTATAGTTAGAGGTAGAAATGGTGTTGAGAAGGAATTGTCAAAAGAAAATATACTTTCAGTGATATCATTTGTAAGGAGTTCTAAAGATGAAGGTAATGCTGGTGGGGTAGATATGAAAAAATTGGGTTAATAGGATAAATATATGAAAAAAATTATAAGACTAACCGAATCAGATTTACGAAGAATTGTTAGTAAAGTTATTACAGAAAATAATAATTCTAAAATAAAAAATATTAATCTCTACATTAGAGATTATATAGATTCACTATCTCCTATAGAAATTTGTAACTACTGGAATGTAAATGAAGGACCAAGATATATTTCAGAGACATTAGATCATTTGGTTTGGAGTGTTAAAAATGATTTTCCTGGTTTAGAATATGATGAGGTAATAGAATTTTTATCTTCACTGGGTGTAAAAGATAATATAACAGAATTTTTCTATGGTACTATTAGTAATTGTAGTAATTACTAAATTTAAATGTTCTTAAAAATACCTTTTGGTATTATGTCTAAAAATGGAAATAAATAACTATTTGTATATTTATCGTTTAATACTTTTATTATATACTTTATAAAATTTATAGGTAAATCATTTATGTTAAAAACATAAATATATTTAAATTCTCTCGGTATATCATTAGAATCTTCATAACCCGTATACTCTCTAAATTTTTTACTATAAGTAAAAAGATTAATCACCACACGTTTTGTATCAAATTGTATTTCAGTAAAACTGGCAACATCATCTTCATTAAATAATTTAATTCCCAGTTCTTCTAAAAAATGTGATGGAATTATATCACCCATATATTCTGTTTCAGTTAATTGGTATTCTTCATTTAAAATTCTTTTAATAATTCCTTTCATATTAAATAAATACTTTGATGGGTTAAAATATTTTTTATATATTTGTTTTTTAAATATTCTGGTATTTATATTTAGATATGGATAAAAAATATTTAGATAAAATTGTAAGGTATTTGGTAGAAGATACTGAAATCGGTTATGGTTGGTTTAACCCACCTTACTATTTGGGTGGTGGTAAAAGTACTGCGGGAAGGACTGGATTTAAATCAGTTTATTTACACACATTTGGGTTGTTGAAAGATACTGCGTATAGTGGGTTGGACTCACAGTTGATTTACTTTAAATATTATTGTATTGATAACTACGGGTTAACTGAAGATGAGATTGATTGGGTTTGGAAAGAATATATGAAAAAAATAAATGAGATTGGGTTTGGATATTAATATTACTAATAATAAGAGATTTAATAATTATGTTATAAGTGACATAATCGAAAACACGACTAGAAAAAAGGAGTCACCATTTCATTGGTATTTGTTTGATTGTAATATTTCTGTTTTTTTGAACCATAGATATTGTACCTGAATGTTTTTATTATACTATGTTAACTCATTACGGATTGGATAAAATTGAGTCTGATCGTGTGTGGGGATGGTATTCTAACCATATCATAGATTTATATTTACGTTATAAATAAATTTTTGTTTATACTTATAATAATATATGGATAAAAAATATTTAGATAAAATTGTAAGGTATTTAGTAGAAGATACCTCATATATGATACCAAAAGATGGATCCTTCCCTTTTGGTGACTTGATTAGTATAAGTTTTCCCTTCGCACAAATTTCTTATAACTATGTAATTGAAGAAATAAAGGATTGGATTGAGTCTGGGTGGTATATGGATGACAATGTTTTAGAATTTCTTAATAATACTTATGGTTTAGATAAAACGGAATCGAGTTATGTGATGGATAACTATATAAAAAATTTATGTAGGAAAATTTTAAATGATTTTAAATCTAACCCTATTAATGAATCTGAAAATAAAATGATTAGTACTGTAGAAAGAGTATTAGATATAGAATACCCTAATTTATCAGATTCATCGATTGATTGGGCAGAATTTAATTGTGGTATGGGTATATGTTGCGATCCTTACGCAATCGGTTTTGTTTTACCAGATGAAGAATATCAGTATAACGATTATCTATTTAAACTTGTAGATGGTAAAAATTATAATATTATGGGTGATTACCCTATCGAAATTTATGAAGAATTACCTGAACCTTGTTACAACCGCCCTGATATCACTAATCCTGAATTTGATGTGATTATAATTCATCATGAAATGATGGAAACTCTAAATAATTATTTTAATAAAACTAAAATTTGGGAATCTGAGTTAGTAACAGTATTAAATAGAAAATTTGGTTTTAACGCCACTAAATTTGGTGGTTTTGGTTGGTGGTAAATATTTAACTATTTACAATAAAATAAAAATACCTTATATTTATAATTGAAACCTTGTTGATGGGGTTCGAGTGTTTAAATAACATTTGAGTTGGATAACTACCAACGAATCGATCTCCAATAATAACAAAAAATAAAAATAAGGAAAAATGAATTACAATGTAAACAGTGATAACCCATGTGCGTATATCACAAAAAACAAACAAAGAATTAAACAATTCGGACAGAATGTTTATCTAAAAGACGGATCGGAGTTTGAGATAGAACTTTATAACCCATCAAGAAAAACCGTCTTATCAAAAATCAAAATAAACGGAGAATTTATTAATGGAGGAGGAATTGTACTAAGACCAGGAGAAAGAATATTTCTTGAGAGGTACATCGATGTCCCTAACAAATTTAAGTTTGAGACTTATACTGTAGATTCGACAAATGAAACAATGAATGCAATTGCAAACAATGGAGACGTTGAGGTTGTATTTTATGAGGAAGAAGATCCAATTATTGACTTATTAAATAACATTAAATGGAATCAAAATTATGGTACTATTACCACTGGTGGTATTGATCACCTTACATCAACTAATGATGTAATTGGAAACAATTTATACACCTCAAATATTGATTACACTTATCGACCTACGGACGTTACTTTTACTTCTAATAATAGTGGTACACTAAGTTTCAGTAACAATGTAAGATCAAATAAGTTTGAGTCGAAATATGACCAAAAACCAAGAAGTAGAAGTTTTGTAAAAAAATCTAAATCAGTTGAAACAGGTAGAGTGGAAAAAGGGTCTTCAAGTGATCAAACATTTAAAACTGTAAATAAAAACTTTAATGTTTGGTCAGTATCAACATCAGTTTGGAAAATTTTACCAGAATCACAAAAACCATTTGAAAAGAAAGATTTAGTTGAGAGGTGTCCAAAATGTACAACAAAGATTAAAAAATCATCTTGGAAGTTTTGTCCTGAATGCGGACATCAAATGGTTAGAACCAAAACTGAAATTCATTATACTTTGGCAGTTAATATGATAATTGATGGTAAACAATATCTTATGTCAACCTATAATGATACTTTAGATAATTTCTTAAAGAGACATGAAAATAAACTAATTTACATAAAATCAGATTCATTAACATCTAACTCGTTAAGAGCTATCGTTATTGACTAATAAAAATAAAAACAAGGTTTCGAAAATACTAAAACCTCATCATCCGATGAGGTTTTTTATTGTTACACAATATTTATTAATAAAATAAAGAATGAAAATTATGAGTTTATGACTTTTGATTTACATGATGGTGATGATTTTGTTGAGTTTGATGATGAAATGGAGGATAAATTAACCGAATTTTTCTTAGATGTTAATAATAAAATTGTACAAACTTTATGAAGGATAAAGAAAATAGTGTAATAGATAAGATTGTATCTTATATGTTAGAAGATACTAACTATAAGATTAAAACTATTAAAGGTGATCCTATTGTTAGAATAATATACCCCTTTTACGGGAAAGAAGTTTATACTGAGGATTGGGACGGTTTAGATTATCATTTATACTTATTGGGTAGTTGGCAAGTTGGTAGTGACGATTATACTTATATGAACGATCAATTCGGCATTACCGATAAAAATATTATACAAAAGATATTTAATAGATACTCAAAAATATTATTCACTAAATTAAGGGATGAGGTAGAAGGAATGATGGATGAAAATAATCTTAACGAATCAATAGGGAATAACCAAAAAATATTTTACGATAAGATTGTAGATTTATTAATTAAAGATACTAAGATTATTGTTAATTTAGAGGTAATTTTATATCCACCCATCAATTTTTATTCTTCATATATGTCTTTATTAGAACCTTCAGACGCATTTTATAATGAATTTAAAGAATATTGTGGTCATAATTATGGGTTGACGGATGAGGAGTTTGATTATGTGTGGGAAATTTATAGTAAAAAAATGTTTAATAAATTTAAAGGTGGGGATTCTATGAATGAATCTACATTAAATCCTAAAAGAGATGAATATTTAAATAAAATTTTAGAATATCTTTTATCTGATACATACATTACTTCTAATTCTAACTTTGGGTGGGTTAATATCTCAACACCATTTACCAATTTACAATATAGTAGAATAAGACATTTTGATAGGGCAGACTTTTTTCAGTATTGTAGGGATACTTATGGGTTAACTATGGATGAATCATATAGTTTATGGGAAGATTATTCATATGAAGTGGATCAAATACTTATAAATGAATGGGGTATACGTAATCCACGTTATCACTAATTATTTGACAAATAAATTTTTTTTTATTAATCTTAATATATGTTTAATTATACAACATATATTGAAAAAATATACAAAGATCATAATTTTGATTTAGTATTCCATTTTGAAGGTTTTAATCGAGTTGTTATTGCATTTAAAAAATATAACGATTTAAAACATTTTTTGGTGTTTGACGATGAGGTTAATAATTCGATAAGTAATTATATGCGAGGAATCGATTTAAAACCACATTATAGTAATACTTATTACGATAATCATTTTTATAAACAATACATTACTGATATAATCGGTGAAGTTTATGATTATTTTGTAAATGATATGTGTTTACCACCAAAATACTTTAGATTTATATGGGATAAATTAGTGAATGATTTAAATGAAGTAGTTTATAACTTTGTAAATAAACATAGATACGATTTAGTAAATCCACATATTTATTTTTTACCTTATTATTATCAGTTACCAAACATATTAAGTAGTCAAAAAATAGATTGTAGTAGGACTAATGAAATGATAATATCTTTTGTCAATAGAAAACCTTTTTGGGGTGATTCTCCTATACCTGAAATAAAATGTGAACTTATTACTTTAACATTTTAATAATTTTATATATATTTATTATATATGAAATTAATTAATACGGAATTAAGAAAAATAATAAAAAAATTTTTAAATGAAGATGAGTTTTCATTGTTATCGAATGATGATTATGATATTAACGATTCATTAAAAATATTTGATGATGTTGGGTGTAGAACCATAAAAGATTGTGTCATTAAATATATAATAAAGACACAAAATAATAAAAAATTTGAATACTGTATTTCTATGAATAGTAAAAAAATAAATCCTATAGAAATAATTACCCCATCACCAAAAGAAAAAAATAAATCTATAATAGGGTCAGATTGGAAATCATGTAAACAATGGGGGGTGAATAAATATGTTTTTGGTGATATGTTTACTTTTACAAAAACACCCTCTTTATTTGAATTGACTTATATTGGTCCTTCTACAGGTATAAGTATTGCACACGCTTCTGGAAGTAAGGGGGATACAATTCACCAAATATTTAACGTTCTGATATGTGAAATAAATACTTTTTTATCTTCTTTAAAAGCAAAACCAATTATTGATGAAATTGATTATAAATCTAGTAAGGTTGGTAAAAATTATAAACTAACCATCTCAATTCCGCTAGAATTATCTGATATACATTATCAATTAGAAAGAAGAGGTGGTTGGGGGCACTCTGCGAGTGATGGTAAGTCTTTAATGAATAGTAAATGTAAAAAAAATATAGGTTGTTATGGTCCAGTAACTCATATATTTCAAGGATCTTTTGGTAAAATCACTGAACATTTTATAACAATACCACAATAAAAAAATAATTAATAGGTTAAATGTGTTAAAATGGAAGAAAAAATAAAAAAATATATTAATTATATAATTTCTGTTTTAGTAGACGAAACTGAAATAAAAAGTTTATCACCATCCCAAAAACCGTACATTAGTTTTCCTTGGAAAAAAGTTTTATTAATACCTAATAGTAAAGTTAGAAGAATAATTACTTATGAAAACCCACCAGTAGAATTAAGTATATATTTATATGACAACTTTAATGTTGATGATTATAAAATCACAAAATTAATATGGGACGAATATAAAGAAATTCTAATAGATTCAGTATTTTAATCAAATAACTATTTATATAGAAAATAAATTAATGAAAGTAACAATTAAGGGTATACTAAAAGAATCTAAAGAGGATGTTATAGAAAAAATATCTAAATCATTAGAAAAACCATATTTTAAAGATTTAATAAATATGGATATACCTAAAGGTTTGTGGAAAGATATTTTTTCTAATTTATTTAATCAAAAAGTTATTGTGGACACTATCAATTATGAAGGTTACAGTGTTGTAGATAAAAATTCAGAAATCATATATTTTGAAACCGATAATGGGGCTTGGCAAATTTATGAACATAATGAATACGGAAATTTGATATACTATTATAATTCAAAAGGTGAATGGGCTAGAAGAGAATTTGATGAATATGGAAAACTAATATATTTTATAAATGATAAAGGTCAGGTAATTGATAGAAGACATAATAGAAATATTAATGAGTCAACAGAAGTTAAAAATTCGTATTATAAAAAAATAATTCCTTTATTAAAAAAACCTTATATGGTTGATTTTAATAATTTTAATATACCTATGAGTGATTGGGGGGATATTTTTAGAATGATTTATGGGTGGCGTATAACAATCCATATGTCTGAGTCTATTTTTACGGAAACACCACAATATGTACAAATATATTTAGAAATTCCTTACACTAATAAAAAATTGATGGTGTATTACGAAGATGCCTATGGGGATTGGGTGGAAAAAGAATACGATTCTAAAACTGGTCAATTAATAGGATTTGAAGATGATAAAGGTAAAAGTTATGTTACGGAATCAGTAGATAGAAAAGAAAAGTTCTACGATTACATTGTAAAAACAATGTTAGATGATACTGAGTACGAAATATTGGATAAAAATTATGGTGGTACTGTTACTGAAAAAATTATTGCCATAAAATTTCCTATGTATCCTTGGGAAGAATACGCTTATAAATCTTGGAATATACATACTTGGCTACATTTTGATGGATGGAAGATAGGTGCGTTAGATATTGATTATGTTGTAAATAATTTTGGGGTAGACGAAAATTTGGGGGAAGTTATTTTTAAAAAATATATTAAAGAATTGGCAAAAGAAATAACAGAAAAAATGCCTTTTTAACTTATAAAAATATATTTATTGTTATAATATGAAGGAAATAATACGGAGAATATTAAAAGAGGAATATAAAAAAATGTCTTTATTACCTAGAAATATAATTATTTCAATATACGATGATATGAATATTACATTGTATGATTTTGAAAATAGTAAAATTTTAGGTTTTGTGGGTTTAAGTCGAAGTAAAGATGGTACTTATTATTTTCCTATGGTTGCGGCAGAAAAGGGTTTTGGTCCAACAGTTTTAGAAATTGCTTTAATGTTTTGTTATCCCAATGGGTTAATGGTTTCCAGAGATGGTGATATAAGGGGAGATGCTTTTAATGTGTGGAAAAGAATGTATAAAAGAGATGATGTTTTAAAAGAAACTTTACCATTATCAGATAAAAAATTTAATTTTGCAATTGTAACTGGAGACGATGAAGAATACGATAGTGAGTTTGAAAAAATGTCTGAATTTGAATATTATATAGAAGAAGGATTTAAACAAGATATTTTAATATATAATACTAAAATGTCTATGACACCAACAAAAGATTATGAAAGATTAATAGATGATGGTTTTTTACTTAATCATCATGAAATATCTTTAAATGGTAGAGAGTTTTTCTCTCATAAATATAATTAGGATTAAAAAAAACAACTATGGCTAAAGCAAGAAAAAAAATAAAAGGACAAAAAAGAAATATGTCTAATCTTAACAAAAGATTATCCGTAATCAAAAAAAACGAAGAGATATTAAAAAGTTTTTATTTAAAGGAAACTTCTAATTAAATCTTCTAAAATAATTTTATGTTTATATAAACGATTTTCTTCGTTAAGAATATATTCTCGAAATGATTTAATCACCCAAAAAATTTCACATTTTTTATTGACGATATTCCTATCGTTTAGTGGGTAATCATTGTATAAAACAAATTTGTCAGATAAATAATATTTTTTTCTATCTTGATAATAACATTCTAAAACTACGGTATCATCAGATAATATATCAATAGAGTTAACATAAAATATTCTTTTATTATTTTCTAAATATTCTTTTTCGTATTTAGAATAGATATTTGTTTCTATAATTTTAGTTATTTTTCTTTTACCAAATCTCCCCTCAATTAATTTTTGATGTAAATCCCAGTTTAATATACTTTTTTCTTCCATTTAAAAAATCTAATCATATTTTTGATTAAAGTAAATATTTATATATAAAATTAAAGATAAAACGGATTAGGACCGTTGTTGTCTACGGACAAAAAATAAACCCATCAGGTTCGCTACCATGATGGGTTTTCAATATTTTAATAGTTAATTATAAATCTACCCATTCACCATCAATAAAGTCTTGATGGATAACCACACGTTTTAACCAAACAAATTTACCATTTACAAATAAAGGAAACAAAGCAAACTTAATTACTTTTCTGTCCGTACCATTAAGGTTTCTAAAAGATTCTACTATCATAATTATTAGATTTATAGAACAAATATAAAAATAATTTTTTAAATAAAAAAATTTTTTAGCAGTTTTTTTATATTTATTAATAAAAATTAATTATGAGTAGATTACTTAAAATGAAAAGAAGGTTTATTTTTGAAGCAAATAAAAAATTATTAGGTGAATCTTTAATAGATGAGGATAATGTATTATATATAATGAAATTTAAATTTGGTTGGGGTGATTTATCTCCTTTACAACTAGAAGAATTCGAATCTTGGTTGGGTGAGATTAAAGAAGGAATGACTGATGAAGAATACGCCACTTTATTTGATCAATGGTTAACTAATGTAGGTACAGAATATGAAGATGATGATGACATAAATTTATTTATTTAAAATGAAAAAAAAGGTATATAGATTGACTGAGACTCAGTTTAAAAAAATTGTTAAAAATGTATTAAATGAATCATATTTAGGTTTAATCACTAGAGGTGATATAATTTGTGATATAATATGTAGAAGAAAAATTGCTGCTAAAGGATCTTCAGGAGATGTAATTAAAATGATACAACACATTTTAGCAGTTCATGGATATAATTCCAAGTATGGTGGTGGAGGTATGACTGATTTTTGTGCCACTGACTGGAGAAGATGTGATGGAATATTTAAAGGTCATACTGAAGACGCAGTAAAAGAATTCCAAAGAAGTCTACAAAGTAAATATGGGTTAGTTGTTGATGGTATTGTTGGTTATAATACTTGGAAGGCGATGTGTACTACTTTGGCGTATAGTAAATCTCTACCTAAAAATGAATTTTGTCCATCGTGTGATTGTAAAGAAGATGATAGATGGCAAGAAAGAGATGATGATAGATGGCAAGAAAGAGATGAATATGATCCTATAAAAATTATTGATGGGATTGATTGTAAAATACTTAAAGATTGTGTTAAAAAACACATTATAATACCCGCACCAGATTATAAAGGTTTTGAGGGTTGTATCGGATGGGTAAAAGATGATAAAATATCAAATGATTTTAGTTGTGAAGGTTGTAGAAAATACTTCAAACCTGGATATATTAATTTAATGCCTATGAGAGACCCAACAAAAGAACAAATGAGAATGTTCGAATTTGGTAAGTGGTGTGTAGATAATTGTGATGGATATAAAGCAGCAGTATAACTATGAAAATCATTTTAACAGAAAATCAGTTAAAAAAAATATTAAATGAGTCTTATTATGACTCAGAAAAATTATACAATAAACAATATATTGAAAATGTGACTGCTAAAGCCCCTAGAGAAATTAAAAATATAGTTAGGAGTTTAGAAGTTATGGGGTGTTACGATAGAAACGGATGGCATACTCAATGTGTTAAAATACCTGAAGTTTTATTTATATATATCTCAGGTAGATATTAATTATCTAAAAATAATTTATTACCTACACACTGGAATTTTGGGAATGTATCCCATAATTTAATATCTTTATTTTTAATTAACATATGACAATTATGTCTTTTATTAAGCTTTTTTGAGTGACTAGTGATCGAATCGTTATTTTTATTTTTAACAACCCAAGGACATTCTTTACAACATTTTTTTATTTTATTTTCCATGCGAAATATATACATTTATCTGAACAATCCCAAGTATCTAACAATTTACCACTATCTAAAGCTGCAACATGTTTGGATACCCTAATTATATATCGACCATTAGGATCAATTTTTGCTAAAGTTTTGGCTGTCATACGCTTTTCACCTTTAACACCAGGAAATGAAACTCTTTCATAATTAATTCCTAATTCCTTTAATGTTTTAGTAATGTGGGATTCCCAATCACCCTTAGAGTTTTTACGTGAGGCTCTCCATCCATTATTATACATAAGTTTATGTACCTTTGAATAGTTTTCCTTACTAATATTAGTTACAGCCCTAATCATGCAATCACCACTACATTTAATATCTCCCTCTATTTTTGGTTGTGTGAAATTAAAAATCATAATTACTTAATTTTATATGCAAATATACAAAAAAAAATTTAATTAAAAAATTTTTATTTAAAATAATATATTTATAATAAAAAAAGATTATGAAAATTAAAAAAAATGGTAAGGTAATAAAATTATCAAATTCTGAACTTAAAAGAATAGTTGAAAATTCTAAAGTTGATGAGGGGTTAGCTTCATCAATAAAAGGTATAGGTGGTATGTTTAAAGGAACTGGTTATAGTTATACTAAATATGCGTATGAATTAACTGGATCATTAAAAGATTTAAATGAAGAATTAGAGGAGACTATGTTAGAATTAGAAAGAATTTTAGATAAATCTAATAAATCTAGTATGACTAATCAATCTTATGAAAGATTGTCTAAACATATTGCAGATGCTTTAGAGGCTTACCAAATGGTTATAGATACAAATGACATTATAATAGAGGATTTAGATAATTCTGTAAGTTCAGAAAGAGACAATAATAGAACTAGATAAATTACTCTATAATTTCATAATAAAGATATAAATCATTACCGTCAATTCCTACATATAATTGGCGGTATTTTTTTTTATCTAATTCTTCCTTCCTATTTTTATCACCAGTTTTAAATCTAACTATTTTACCATTAATACCTTTAACTTTATCCCATCTTATTTTAGTGTCATTACCTGAATTAAGGAATATAGATTTTTTTTCTTCTCCACTCTCCTCTCTTTTTTTAATCTCTTCAGAAGATAATACTACATTTTTAACTTTTTTTCTTTCCATAATACAAATTTAAAAAAAATTTATTAATCTTAAAGTATATTTATAAATAAAATTAAATGTCATTAAAAATAAAAAGAATACTTCTAGAATACTCAAACGAAAAAGTTATAAATAAAGTTTATGATTTAGTTAGAGATGAATTTTATTTATATGATGGTAAAGTTAAAACAAATATTTGGGGTTCCGATGGTAAGATTATAGAACCTGATTCTAGAAGTGGTATAAATATACAATTAAAAAAAGGTGGGTATTTTAATGAAATTATTGTGGAATACCTTATACACTCATTTGGGTTAGACTACGAAAGTGCAGAAAAAGTCTATGATTTAATTTCGTATGGTTTAAAAAGAGAAAATACTATTTATAGACTACCAAATATATTATTCGATGAGTTTTTCCAATTTTCTAATTACCCTTCTTATAAAATAGATATGAGAAATTTCCGTAATGAGAATTCAGGATTAAAAATTGTAGATTTAAATGATATGGATAGTTTTAAAAAATTTATCAAATGGCACAAGTTAAAAATACATGATGCACATAGTGAGACTAGTTATGATATTACAGATACATTAACAGAAAATGACTATTTATTTATAAAAAATGAATTAATTGATTTAATAGATTACGCAAATATATGAAAAGAATATTATTTAGAGAGTTTGATGAGGTAGAAAATGATGATTTAGATTACCGTAAAGATGATATTTTCCCTAAAAAAGTTTATGAAAAAATATTTAATATTTTTGATGCTGATCCGTCAAATATATTTGGGGTACTTAAAGACTTAAATTTAGACTCAGATGATGACTTTGAGGGTTCCGAAAAAGAATATAATATTGTTTATAAGTATTTAACAGAACACGAAAATAGGGCACCTTTTTACATTGATTTTACATTAGATTCTGAAGATTTATCTAATTTATTTTATGAGGATAGAGATTATGATATTAGAAAAATGGTAAAAGATTATTTTGATGGTGAATATGATTATGGGTACGATTATGATTGTTTTGATACAGATTCTTGGTTGATAAGTAAAATTGATTCAGATAACATGAAAATGTTAAAAGAAAAATATTTAGAAGATTTAGATGGGGAAGGTAGTAAAGAAGATTTTATGGAATTTATTGAGGAGGAATATGGAACTGAAATAGGTTGTGCTGCAGGAGACGCTCAATTTCATGCAGATATAGATTACCTACATTCAGATTTTATAGATGGGGTTGAAAATTATTTATCTAATTTTGTTGGAAAACTTATAACTACTAATAGTGGTTTTGAATATAGGGGTAGTGTGGAAATTGGTGATTTGGTTAATTCAGAACATTTTGGGGAGTTATTAGATGATTATTTATCAAGTGGATACCCAAGTTCTTTTGATGATATATTTTACGACATAAAAAGTAGAGAATCTGATGGATATTACGGTACAAGTAATTATTTTTTTCCTGAAGACCTAATACGTATTAATACGGATAAACATTTTAGATATGGTGGAAACGGTGACATTAATTGGAATTATTTTAATGATATATTAAGTGATAGAATATATAACCATTAATGAAAATTTTTATATTTATAAATTATGAGAACTAAAGACAAAAAATATAATATTAAAAAAGTAAATCTTCTTATGGAAATGAGAGGTAACTTACTGAATGAAACACCACCATGGCATGAAAATATGATAGATCCAGTAGTTGCTTCAAAAGCACAACATGGTTATTTAGAAGGTGATTCTCCTGAATTAATAGGTAAGGAAGTGTGGTTCCACACCAATAGACATAATATAAAACATAATAAGAATGGTGCGTTTGGGGTTTATGGTAGAACTAAAACGGGTAGAAAGAATCAAAAAGCTGGGATTATAGGTTATACTAATGATATTCTTTTAGGGGGTGACATTAATTTCGATATAAGTCCTGGTTATCATGAAATTATGAGAACTACTAGAGATGAAGGTGAAATGGCTGATAGAGAACAAGTTGTCGGTGTCGGTGGTGTAGTTCAAGAATTACCTGATGACCCAATTACATTAAAAGGTATAGCAGAAGAAATAAAATACAACCCATTTATTTCTGATTATTTTTATACTGCTGATGGTAGTAATAAAGTATTGGGGGCGGAATTTGTTTATGCTGAATATAGACCAGATGGTAGTTATTCATTACATGCAATTAATCCAATTTTAGAACCGTTTAAAATGGGTGAATATAATCCATTATAAAATGAAAAAAGAATACCTAAATAAAATATTAGACTTTTTAAATAAAGACTACAATAGAGGTACCTACCCTAATAATTCATCTAACTTTGGAAACTTTTATCTCTATGAAAATTTATTAAACATTGCAAAAAAAGATATTTCACTAGACTTAGTAAATAATTATGGGATAGAAATAGATAGTGAAGATTTTTTTTGGTTAATTAAGAATTGGATTAGGAAAAACTATGGTAATGGTAGTATGGCACTTCCTGGAGACACTATAGAAATGGTTGAAATGATTGATGATCCTAACCCTATCGAACCAGGAACTAAAGGTGTGGTTAGAAATATTAGTACAGTATATACTTTTGGTGAGGATCATTTAATGGTTGAGTGGGAAAATGGTAGTAAATTAAATGTTATAGTCGGTATAGACAAAATTAAAGTTTTAGGTGTTGCAGATAACAAATATTTCATAAATTCATACAGTTGGGCATGAAAAAAATTATAAAACATATTTTAAAAGAAGAGGTAGAAAATATTAAATTAAAAAACTATCTAGATAAAATAGTATCTACCATATTATCCAGTTTCTATATAGAAGAAAAAACAGATGAATTAGTTAGTTTCGGTAGTATTGGTGAAATGGAAGATTTAGGTATACTAGATAGTGAGACACAAAACCTAATAAATTCTGAAGATGAATTTAGAAAATTAGGTTGGGATTACGAAGAAGACGAAGATGGTGATTATTATTATTATAGAGTAGAAAAACCTCAATATCAATATGATTACGATGAATTTTATCATGAGATAATATATGAATGGTTAAATACCTTAGTTGACTCAGGTGAATTAGGTTATGACGATGAAATGGGTGACTCAGGTGAATGGTATTTTAGATTTAAATCATTAAAACTAACATCAGATTTTTTAAGGGGGTTTAATTGTTATTTTCATTGGGATGTCTTAAATAAGGGATATAGGGTTGGTGTTTGTAATAACCCATCAAATAGGATAGTTATTATGAAACTATTAGATAAAGATTTCAATGTTAGTGATGGTAATAGTATGGATTATGTACTAACCCAATTTTTTAATAAATTACCTGAAATTGTTAAAAATCTATCTGAGGAAAAAAATATATCTATAATGAATGAAGGGGTAATTGATGATTTTATTGAATTCGCCAAATCTGAACTTTCATTAGGGGATGATTTTAAAGTTGATTTGGTTGATAGTGGGGATGAATTAGATACTTTGGGTAATTACAACATAGATAAAAATAAAATAACTATTTTAACTAAAAATAGGGCGGATGCGGATATTATTAGATCCATCGGACATGAAATGGTACACCATCAACAAAATAGTAGAGGCGATTTAAGAGGTAACCCAGAAGAAGGTGAAACAGGATCTCCTTGGGAAGATGAGGCGAATGCTAAAGCGGGTTCTTTAGTTAGAAAGTTTGGTGAGATGAATCCAGATATTTACGATCTATAGATTTTATCCCCCAAAGATATATTATTTTTTTCACAAAAACCTTCATTAACTTCTAAATTCCAATCAGAATCTTCTGAAGGTGAAATAATTGTTGGGTCATTAGGTAATGCTTTTTTAATATCTACTATAATACCATTTTTTGCAAAAATCATATCTAATGGGAATTTAACATTTTTCATCCAAAAACCACTATTAACTTCATCATAAAACATCCCACAATTATCACAAAGATTGTCTCTATACATTAATCCAATAGATTTCTCTTCCTGTGTTTTAGGTATTTCACAATCAACGGTAATTTCTTTTCCTTTGGAATTTATTATCGTTATATTACATTTATTTTTAAAAGAAATGTTTGTATTTTCTGATAAGATATCTAAAAATTTCATATTAATAAATATTGACATTGTAGTAAAATATCATTATTATTACTTATAAAAATATTAATTATGCCAAAAAGTAAACATAGAAAAAATCAAAAACAAAAATCTAGGGCTAGAACAGAAAGAATTAAATCAGAACAAAAATTTGTTCAGAAAAAATTTAATGAGTATTTCACACAAGAATTAGAAAAATTAAAAAATAGAGACTTAGAAATTGCTGAAGTGGAAAAAACCGATGAGTAATCATCGGTTTTATTTTTTAGGGTAAAAGGCAATATCTAAAGAAACACTAACATTATTTATTTTTAATTTTTTATTGTATTCTGATATTTGAAATACATTATTTATTAAATCAACACGAATCTCAATGATATTTTTACGATATTTTCTTTTAAAAACTAATATACCTTCTTTATCTTTAACTTTTAATTTATTGTATTTGTAAACCATATTACGATTTTCTAAAACAGTAACTTTTTTCTTTTTAATATCGAAAAAATAAAAGTAGTTAACGGTTGACGTACCCAATTCAATGTCTGATTCGATACTATATAGTTCACTCAAATCTACTTTACCTCTATATACGTAAGAATTCGATTCATTAAATGACATTGCAAAACCCTCTTTTTTAGCTTCGTAAATATCAATAGACTCATCAACTATAGGCCATTCAAAAAGAGATTTTTTTTGACTATAACTTAAAAATGTTAAAGTTAAAGTAGATAATAAAATTAAAATAGTTTTCATTTTGTTTGATTTATATAGACAAATATAACACTTTTTTTTTAATTACCAAATTTTTTAATAAAAAAAATTATATTTATTAAATAAAAAATATGAAAATAAAAATAAATGAGAATCAATTAAAAAGATTGATAAACGAAATAGGTGGTTATGATGATCAAACATCTATGGGAGAACATGCCTCACAAATACAATCTACTATTTTTATACAATTTAATACTCTTAGTGAGATTATAGGATCATTTTTAATGAATACTAAAGAAAAAAATTTAAGAAAAGAAAATTATTTAGCTTTTTGTGAAAACATTTCAAATAAACTAACTAGTGATATAGATATGATTAATTCTTATAAGGACGAAATTTTTGTTGACACAGATTTTTATTTATTAGTTTTAAATTATCTTAAAGCTTTACAAAAGTTTCAAAAACAATTAAGATTAATATATAATCAAGGTTTAGGAATAGGTGTAGAAATGAATGAAGATGAACTAATTTCGGAAATTTTAAATATTATCGATGAATTAACTGAAAAAATGGAACCTTTAGCTTTAATGATGGTTAAAGTACATGGTAGATTTAGAAATAGACTAGGATTTAATAACCAATAACAAAGTTTTAAAATTAAAATTATGAATAACGAAGAAAAAGCAAGAATGTACCACTCAATTTTATTGGCACACGATAAATTAGATGCTAAAATTGCAGATATAAAATCTGAAGCTGCTGGTATGGAATTAAATAAAGAACAAAAAAATAAACTATCTTTATTAGAGGCACAAAAAGCAGATTTAGTCGAAAAAGCTAAAAAACTTTTCTAATTTTAAACTAAAAATAGGGATTTTATTTTATTAATCTTTTTAATGATTTTTTAGAATCGTTTGTAATTTTAGATCCCTTTTTTAAGTTTTCCTCATAATGAATAAATCTTAAATTTTTAATATTTCCGATCTTTTCTGGGGCTATTTGCTCTTTATATCCCATAGATATAGGGTAAATATGATCTAAATGATAGTTTTTCCAACCCCTCTTATCGAAATTCTCCAAAATAAACAATGGTTGACTTTCAGTAACCTCCCAAACCATAGCATAATACAATTTTTTCTCTAAATCAGTAATATTTTTGATTTTTTGTTTGATTTTGGGGTATTTTTTACATATTTTCCTAATTTCTTTTTTAATTTGCGTCAAAAAAATTTCTTTTTTACTAACTTTTTTACTATTTTTGACAGGTTTTTTCATAAAAGACAAAAAAATACTATATTTATTAATAAATAGATGAAATGCGTATTATTATAACAGAAACACAATTAAAAAAAGTATTGTTGTTTGAAACTAAACAAGAAATTATTACTGATGAATATTTAGATAAGGCAGTAAGTATCGTTAAAAAATTATCTTCTAGAGGTTTTAGTGCTGATCATGCATGTGCAATGGCTGGTAATATGTGGGCAGAATCCCAATTTGATGCATCAATACAGAGTCCTAATGGTGCTATAGGGTTGATGCAATGGTTGGGTGATAGAAAAAAGGCATTAATTAATTTTGCAATACATAAAGAATCTAAATGGTCTAGTGAAAATACTCAATTAGATTTCATAAAATTAGAATTAATAGACGGATATAAGTTAAATAATGGTAAACACATACCAAATTTACCTAAAGATATAAAATCTTCTGACGAATATGAAGTAAAAAACTTTAATTCCGCAATGAAGGCTGATACTGTACAAAAAAAGGCGGTTAAGTTTGCAACCTTAGTAGAAAGATGTGGGGATTGTGATGGTACTATTGATATTAGGAAAGAATCCGCAAAAAGAATTCATGACTATATTTTAGGTAAATACATACCAAAAGGTAATAAAGGAAATAAATCTACTGAAAAAATAAGTTCTAAATCTAATTTAATCGGTAAAGTAGTATACCCTAAAAAAAGTGGTGATGGATATGTTAATGTCAGAGCAAAAGCAGACAGAGAAAGTGATAGAGTTACTAAAATATCTATTCCCGATAAAATAGGTAAGGTTAGTGAAGTTAAAATAGATGGAGAAGGAAATAAATGGTATAAAGTAACATTAGAAAAGAAAGTTGGTGATTATACGAGTGGGTGGGTTAGATCTGATATGGTAGAATAATTTTTTAAAAATTTGTAATATTTATATAAAAAAATAAGATATGAAATATATTATAACTGAAAATCAGTATAGAATTTTATTAAAAGAAGATAGAGTTCAGTATTTAAAAACACAAAATGTTATTGATCCTAAACTATTAGATGATGCGGTAGATGGAGAAGATGAAAAGGATGACAAAAGAACTTCAGGTGGAATGAAGCCAAATAAACCTATTATAGAACCAATAGAAGATCATAATGGTGTAGATATAGCATATATTGTAAAAAACAAAAAAGGAAAACAATCAGTAAAGTTAAGTGAACATATTTTTAATGACATAGTTGAGGCAGATCCGTCATCTAATAAACAATATGTACAATGGATGATACAAGTATTTATGAGACATATTAATGAAGGTGATGTTGATCAAGCGATTAGATTTTTAACGGAAGATTTACCAGAAGCAAATGAATTTTTAACAGTATTTGATTCAGTTAAAAATAAAAAAGTATTTAAAAGAAGTGCGCCTAATAGACCTAATGCACCTCAAGATGTAACAAATATTAATCAGTATAATGATTTAGCACATTTATATTCAGTAGTTAGTCCTTTTGTTGGTTCTGAAGATGAAGAAGACAGTGAAGAAGGTGAAAGTAGATTATGGAAAAAACTTAAAAAATATATTGATTTAGGTGAAGCTAAATTAGTGTATAGAGATAACGATGTTTTAGTTTATACACCATTAACAATAGAATCGAGTTGTGATCCATTAGGACCTTTAGCTTCTTGGTGTACAAGAAGGGAAGGTAATAGTTATTTTGAATCTTATAGAAGAAATAATCCTAAACCTGATGGTTCTTTATCTGAATACTATGTAATTATGCCAAAAAAACTATTTGATGGTGATGATGAAGGAAATTTATACCCATTACAATTCCATTTCGAATCTAATCAGTTACATGATAAAAATAATAGCTCAATAGAAAGAAGTGGTAAATTATCAGAGGTACTTAATAGATTTCCTGGTTTAAAAACATTCTTTAATAAAGAGTTAGGTAAGTTAACTGAAATGGATGTTAAAAAAGGTACTGGATTAATGGATAGTAGTTACATAAAATATCTAAATATGTTTGGTGGTAGTGTTGGGGATGTTATTTCACCTGAAATTTATCAAGAGGGTGTTAACAATATAAAAAAGATGGCATCACAAACAAAAGGTCCTTTACAAAGTAATAAATATTTACAATGGTTAATGCAAAACACAGAAGAAGTAAATATCATAGATTACTTAGATTCTGATAATACTACTTCTTTAGATTTCTCAGGACTATCTATAAAAGAAATACCTGATTTATCTAAATTCCATAAATTAGAGAGACTTAATGCAAATAATTGTGATTTAAAAAGGCTACCACCAATAGAGTATTTACCGAATCACGAAAATTTTAACGTGTTTATCGCAAAAAATAATAATATAAAAGAAGTACCATTAAGGGGGTATGAAAAATTAACAAATCTTTTCTTACTTAATTTAACTGAAAACCCAATCACTAAATTTAATTTAGATGTTGCAATGGATATGTATAGGGAGGGTAATGGTAGTTTAGTTATGTTATCTATAAGTACTAAAAATTTAGATGAAAAAGGTGTAGAAGATTTTAACAAATTCTTAGAAATGACTAAAGGTAATATGCTTTAATAAATAACAAAACAAAAAAATAAAAAAAATGAGACAGGGTAAAAAAACTATTAGATTAACAGAATCAGAAATGATTAATCTTATCGAAACTATTGTTAACGAAGTTAAAAGAGAAAAAAGAAATCAAATTTCAGAATCTACAATTAATAGAAAAAGAAGGTTAAAATAATTAAAAGGTAGTATAAAAAAAATAAAAACATTGATACCCAAAATGGTATTTATGTTAGAAATATAATATAATCATATGGGATCAAAAAATTTAAGTGAGGAGATATTTAAAATGAGAAAATTAATGAATTTTAATTCATCTCATTATAGAGAAAATGTTACCTCATATGATAGACTTTTGGAGGAAAGAATTCTAAAAAAACACTTATTAAAAGAAGAAGGAGAAGAAGGTCAACCACAAACAAACTCTACTGAACCCCCTAAATTTCATGATTGGTCAAAAGGTGGTTCTGTAAATTGGGAAAATGCAAAAATAAAAGACATAATTAAATATGTTAAAGAAGTAGATGACTATATTGACACATCAATCAAAAATAATCCATCTTATGAAATAATGATGGAATGGTTTATAAATAATGATAGTCCAGAAACTAAATCTAGTTTAAAGAACTGGATGTTTGGTGAGATTTATTACGGTATTACAAAAACCGAACCTACTAAAAAAAATAAAAAAAACGAAGTTAAACCTGATAAGTATGATGAGGAAATGCAAAAAAATATTCCCACATTATTATCAAAAATAAATATAGAAACATTAAAATCAAAAATTACTGATGTTAAAGGTTTAGAACAAATAAAAAAATTAGAGTCTACTAGAACATTAGAAAAATTAAAAAAAGAAGCGGAGGCATTAAACTCGGCCAACGTATTTTTACCTAAATCTGATATAAACGATATAAGTGAAAGATTAGAATCGATAGTAGATTTTGTAGAAGGTAAACATAATGATGTTAATGATACAATAAATAGAGTAAGTGCTTTAGTCGGATTAAATTTACAAAAAAAGGGTGCTATTGGGTTAAAGGCGGATAGTGACTCAAAAATTAAAGTTGGAGAAGTTCAAGGGGCTGGTTTAAAAAAACAATTATTGTCTAAACTATCCGAAGATGTGGAAAAAATGGGTGAGGATACATTTAAAAAAATAATTGGTAAGATAAATACTATAAAAATAACTGATAAACCTGAATCTTTAGAACAAGTTAGATTAGATGACGGTAAAGTGAAAGTAATACCTAAAATGGTTACAGGTGAAAGTCAAATGTTTCAATACCCACCAGTAACAGAAGATACTGAAAAAAGAAATGAAATGAGTAGAAACTTTTTCCCAGATGACGGAACTCAAATGTCTGATTCGGCCAGAGAAGGTTTAAAAGAACAAATTGTATTACTTAGAAAATTCATCAATCAACAGGAAGACGATGTTATTAAATTAAGAAACCAACATAATTTAGGTGAAGATTTTGCATTAGTAGTAGAATCTATAAATATTTATGTTTATGGGTCAACTAGTAAAGTAAGAACCACTTATAAGAGTAAAGATAAAACATTTAGTGAAAAAAATAATATACAATTGGCGGAAGATAGGTGTGATACTATAGAAACATCTATACGTAATATGTTAGATAGATTAGGGTTAGGTAAATACAATATAGTGTTAGGATCTAAAGTTACTCGTCCAAATATTGGACCTGGATGGGAAAAGATTGACGGTAAAAATGCTGATGGATCTGAAGTACCTATATCCCAATATGGTGAACTATTCCAAATTGCATATAAAAGATTTAACGATGCAGGTAAAAAAATTACACCACAAATGTTTTACGGTAACAGAACTGAATCATCGGCTATTCAGGCGAGCAAATATGCAGGTAGAGAAATTTCACAAAAAGAACTTCGTGGAGAATATAATAAAGTTTATGGCCCTTATAGAATGAATTTAGGTGGTTTAACTGTAACACTTAAAAAACCAGAAGTCGTAACAAAAGAGGAAGTTGGTGAAGATTACTACGTTATTGCAGTTCCGGGTTTAGGTTTACAATTTGATGCAAATGGTGAATTTAATTTAACAGATACATGGAACGATTTAAAAAGAGGTATACGAAAAATTAGGAAAAAATTAGGTAGAGTATCGTTTAAACCTAGAACTCGTCCATTTGTACCAAAATGGACTTGCCCAACTTGTTGTCCAGGTTTTTAATAACGATTTAAATATTAATATTAAAAAAATGAAAATAAAAAAAAATAATCAAATTATAACACTAACTGAAAGAGAAATCAAATCTATTTTAAAGTTTATTAATGAATCTAAAGTAGATTTCAGTTCTTGTTTTCAAACATTCCCATCATGGTTAAGGTCAGATAGTACAACAGTAGGTCTTACTGCCACTGAAACATCTAGAGATAAAAATAATCTATACACTAAATTAAGAGATGGTGTAATTTTCTCTATAACAAATTGTGAGGGATTAAAAAATAAAAAATTAAATGCTGGCATTTTATCTAAAATAACTAATTCAGGAATTAAAGAAAAGGCTGTTGAGAAAACTGTTAATATGTGTAGAAGGCATCTAGAAGAAGTTGTCAAAACATTTGAATCTGGTGATAGTGATGTGTCACTAAAAATAAAACATATAAAACCTGAATATGTACCAGAAAGCGGTGAATCAATTGAGGAATGGGTTAAAAAATATGATTTCACAAAAGATATAGAAAATATTAAATCTATTTCAGAATGTTTATATGATACGGATTTCTAAAAATAAACAATGGTGGTTAATTAACCACCATTGTTGCTGACTCATCAATCATACCATTAGGTAATAAAACAATCGATACACCAATATTTTCAACATTTTCCAATAACATGTTATTTCTATGTTTTTCAGAATTTACCCAACTTTTGAAAATTCTATCGGATATTGTTAGAATATTACTTTTTTCCATTGGGAATACACCAAAACTTTTAGTCAAATAAACATTTTCCGACACAATACCATTTTCACCAATACTCGAGTGATAGATTTTGTCTTTACTCAACATATTTCTTGACCATTTTTCGGAATAATTATTTAATGATTCATCCATGACCAAAAGATTTAAACCATTCTGTTTTCGAAAATCGTTGATTTTTTCGAATAGAACATTCTCTAACGAATCGATATTTAATTCACTAACAATTTTTTTGTTGTTAGAGTAACAATATTCAGTGAAATAATCCTGTCCGAAACACGAAACACTTACTAAAAGGGAAATAGAAACAACAAACTTTTTCATAATTTTTATTTTTATAATACAAATATTGTAAAAAGTTTTTATAATATCAAAATTTTTTAACAAATTTTAACAATTATTTCTTCTTTAGGTTTGGAGTAACTTACCTTAATAGTTTGACCTTCTTTAACTCTACCGCTCAAAATTTCTTCTGAAACGGGATCCTCAATATATTTTTGAATTGATCTATTTAAAGGTCTTGCCCCATATTCTTCATCATACCCCTGATCAACTAAATAATCTTTTGCGGTTTTATTTATTTGTAATGTATACCCAATTTCTAAAACTCTATCTTCTAATTTAGATATTTCTAAATCTACAATTTTACCTATCTGATCTTTGGTTAAAGATTTAAATATAATTACGTCATCTAATCTATTTAAAAATTCTGGTGGGAATTGTTTTTTAAGTTCATCGAGTAACATACCTTCTTTTACTGACTCTTCTCTTTCTATTTTTGATTTAGTTCCGAAACCAACTCCTGTACCAAAATCTTGTAATTTTTTAACTCCTACATTTGATGTCATAATTACCATACAATTTTTGAAGTTTACTTTTCTACCTGAACTGTCAGTTAATTGTCCATCATCTAATAATTGTAATAATGTATTATATATTTCTTTATTTGCTTTCTCAATTTCATCGAATAATACGATAGAATAAGGTTTTCTTCTAACTTTTTCTGTTAATTGACCCCCATCTTCATGACCGACATAACCAGGAGGAGAACCAATTAATCTAGAAATAGAATGTTTTTCTTGAAATTCTGACATATCCAATCTAATCAAAGAGTCTTCTTCTCCAAACATATATTCTGCCAATTTTTTAGCAATATGAGTTTTACCAACACCTGTAGGACCCAAAAACATAAAAGAACCTATTGGTTTTTTTGGATTTCTAATACCTACCCTATTTCTTCTAAGAGATTTAGCTATTTTTTCTAACGCATTTTCCTGTCCAATAATATGTTTCATTAATTCATTTTCCATCTCCAACATTCGTTTACCTTGATCCCCACTAAGTCTTTTTAATGGTATACCTGTCATAATAGAAACAACTTCATTAACATCCTCAGGAGTTATCTTTTTTCTTTCTTTATTAATAGTTTCTAACCATTTTTCTTTTTCTACTTCCAGTTTTTCGTTGATGTTTCTTTCTTCATCTCTTAGTTTAGCAGCTTCTTCATATTTTTGTTTTTTAACGACATTACTTTTTCTTTCTTTAATCTCATTAATTTTTTCTTCTAAGGTACTTATACCTTTTGGTGGTTTAGCATTAACCTGAGTTCTAGAACCTACCTCATCTAAAATATCTATTGCCTTATCAGGAAATTCCCTATCGGTAATATACCTATCAGCCATTTTTACACATTGTTCTATAGTTTCTTGTGGATAAAAAACTTTATGATAATTTTCATACGATATTTTTATCTTATTTAAAATTTTAATTGTGTCCTCAACTGAAGGGGGATTAATCAAAACTTGTTGAAATCTTCTAGCTAATGCACCATCTTTTTCTATATTTTCTCTAAATTCATCTAAAGTTGTTGCCCCAATAACTTGTATATCACCTCTCGCTAAGGCTGGTTTTAATACATTGGCAGCATCTATAGAACCTGATGCGTTTCCTGCACCAACAATTGTATGTAATTCATCTATAAATAAAATTACATTATCCACATTCATAAGTTCGTCAACAATACCTTTAATTCTTTCTTCAAATTGACCTCTATATTTTGTACCAGCAACTAATGAAGTTATATCTAATGATAAAATTCTTTTATCTAAAAGAGTTCTAGGTGCGTCCCCCTGAAATATTTTTAATGCCAAACCTTCAACAATTGTCGTTTTACCAACACCAGGATCACCAATCAAAACAGGATTATTTTTCTTTTTTCTCGCTAATATCTGAGCTACTCTTTGTATTGATTCATCTCTACCTATAACAGGATCAATTTTACCTTCAGATGCTCTTTTAGTAACGTCAATTGAGAAGTTATCTAAAATAGGGGTTTCATTAGATTTATTACTTTTTTTATTACTTTTTTTATTATCTTTAAAGAAGTTATCATCTTCACTATCTATAGGATCAATACTATTTTGTATTATATTTTTTTCCATATGTTTTTTTACTATATTATAATTTATTTTCATAGTTTTTAAAATACTATTAACATTATTTTTTATTTTTAATGTGGATAATAATATGTGGTGAGTATCCAAAAAATCATCATTTAATTCATCACATTCCTTTTCCGCACCTTTTAAAATTTTTTCTGATACATATTCTAAAGGTAAATCACCGCTCTGAGCAATAACTAACTCTTCTTTTTTTTCTTTTAAAAGAGAAATCTCTATTTTTTTATGTAAATTATCGACATCTACACCTAAATCATTTAAAACTCGTATTGCGTTATTATTATAGTCATTTATTAATGATATTATTATATGTTCAATACGAACTTCCGTATCTCCATACATTTTTGCCTGTTTTAGTGACATATTAATCACTTTTTTAACTTTAGGTAAGACTTTTTTCATTTTAATTTGTTTTATATTATAAATATCATTATATTTGTTTCAAATTTAAACATAATAAAATGGAAAGTCAATACAAATTACATTTAGGGGACACAAAAATTATATTAAAAAATATGGTAGAAAAAGGTGAAAAAGTAGATATGATATTTACATCACCACCCTATTATTCTATGAGAAAAAATTACAGTGGAGAAGGTGATGGAGAAATAGGTTCTATACATGTAGACGATTATGTTGATTGGTTTCTAGAATTTACTGAATTATTCTTAAAAGTATTAAAACCAAATGGTAGTTTTTTTCTAAACATAAATGATAAGATAGAAAATGGTGTAGTTCATCCAGTTTTAGATGAATTAAAATATAAAATGAGGAAACAGGGTTGGTATTTAGTAGCAAAACCATATATATGGTTTAAAAAGAATGCAGTACCAACAAATTGTAAATATAGGGCAATAGATAGATATGAATACGTATTCCATTTCTCTAACTCAAATAAACCTAAATTTAGGGCGGATAATTGTAGAACTGAACATTCTGAAGTCACTAAAAGAAGATTTAAAAAACCAGTAACTACTATTAATTCTAGAGATGGTATTTATGATTCTCAGATGAGGGAATTAAACGAAAATGGTTCTCTACCACATAATGTCATTATTGCTGCTGCAGAATCAAACCCAAGTGTTTTACACCCAGCACCATTCTCTGTTGAATTAGCAGATTGGTTTGTGAGGATTGGTAGTGATGAGAATGATATCATTTTAGACCCATTTGCTGGATCGTCCACAACTGGTGTTGCATCACTAAAAAATAATAGAAAGTTTATAGGTATTGATTTGGTGGAGTTTAATATAGATTTTGGTAACAAACGAATGAATCATTTTTTAGAAACAGGTGAAACTTATATCCCCAAAAATTTACTAGAAGAAAAAGATATAGATGTCAATTATTATAAAATAAAAGGTAAACATATAAATAATCCCTGACATTTTGACAGATTTTTTGTAATGGTATACCATTTGACTAAAAATATTTATAATAACAAAAATTAAAAAATATAATTAAAATGAACAGAAATTTTATTGATTTAATTAACGAGTTTGAAAATTTATTTGGGAAAGATTCGTTTTCTAATTATGATTTTAAAAATAACTTAGGGAGTACTAAAATTTTTAGAGTCGGGGATAATTTAGTGTCTACCAATATTTTTGAGGATGAGTGGGTTTACAAATACGAAATTATTACACCAGGACTAACAAAACAAGATTTAAATATTGAAATTAGTGGGGATAAATTAATTTTTAGTGGGGAACGTAAACAAGATAAAACAGAAAAAGGTGAATATATCTCTAAAGAATATCATTGGTCTAAATTTTATAGGGTATTTGAAGTACCTTCCAATGTTGTAAGTGAAGAAATTTTTGCAAAAACAGAAAATGGTATAACAACAATTTTTTTACCTAAAGAGAAACCTACTAAAACAAAATCATATAAAAGAAAAGTTAAAATAGATTAAAAAATATCCTATTTTTTTTAATCCATAGCTTTACAGTTATGGATTTTTTTTTATATTTAATTTGTTAAATAATAATATTATATATATATTTGTAAAATGATACCATCCGCACCAAAATTCGGTAAAATAGTATTACTTCTAAAAGATAAAGAAGGTAAACCAACTGACAAAGAAGAATTTTTAGATTCTGCAATAGTAATAACAGGAAATTATGTTATCATAACAGAAGAAAATTCATCCGATGTAAATATTCCCGCTTCAGTTAGTGGGAAAATTTTTGAGATGAAAGATATTCACTCATATAAATTATTTAAAAATTAAAATATGGTACTTTTAAAACATGAAGAAAATAATTCGGTAGAATGTATATACGACTCATCAAACGTAATAGGTTCAAAATATTTAAAAAATGAACGTAAATTGGCAATTATATTTAAATCTGGATTACAATATGTCTATAAGGACGTGACTTTTACAGATTATAATTTATTTGAGAGTGGTGAAAGTCAAGGAAAATTACTTAATACAGTAATTAAAAAATACTCTTTTGATAAATCTAAAGATATAGTGGATATATCGCCAATAATGGAACAAATTAATAAATTAAAAAAAAATGAATAATCTTTTAGATAGACAATATCAATCATTATTATTTGACATCATAGAAAATGGTATTAAAAAACAAGATAGAACTGGTACAGGAACTCGTTCTGTTTTTGGTAGACAAATCCGTCATAAAATGAGTGAGGGGTTTCCTCTCCTAACAACAAAGAAGATGCCATTCCGTCTTATTGTAACGGAATTAATATGGTTCCTACGTGGTGATACAAACATTAAGTTCTTGGTTGATAATGGGTGTCATATATGGGATGGTGATGCTTATAAGAATTATTATAATAAAACAAAGGATTTAACATTCGATGATTTTGAAGTAAAAGGAAATGGTGTTATTACAATAACAGGTTTTGATATGGAATCTATTGATGTTTATGGAACTGTGAGTGGTTCCATCTCTAATGGGTATTTTAGACCTTTCACGCAAGAAGAGTTCATCAACAAAATCAAAACAGATAATGTGTTTGCTGAAAAATGGGGTGATTTAGGACCTATTTATGGTAAGCAATGGAGAAATTGGGGTGGTTATAAAAGAGTTCCTTCTGGCTGGAACCATGGATCTGTAACCGATTATAATGACGTACCTAATAACGATCAAATCACAAACCTGATTAACGACCTTAAAACAAACCCAGATTCAAGACGATTAATGGTTAATGCTTGGAATGTTGGAGAATTGGATTTAATGGTACTTCCACCTTGTCATTATGGATTTCAAGTTTATACAAGAGAGTTAAGTTTAAATGACAGAATTTTAGAATATGCTAAAAGAGGTTTAGACCCTTATGAATTTATGAAATATAAATCAGGATTAATAATTCCTGAAAGTAAAACATTAGAGGTTTTGAATAAGTATAACATTCCAACCAGAGCAATCTCTTTAATGTGGAATCAACGCTCAGTAGATACATTCTTAGGTTTACCATTCAACATTGCATCTTATGGATTGTTATTAGAAATCATTGCTAAGACAGTGAATATGGTTCCTGATGAATTGATTGGTAACTTGGGTGATACACATTTGTATGAAAACCATTTAACACAAGCAGGACAACAAATTATAAGAGAACCTTACCAACTACCAAAATTGGTACATATGAAAACAGATGAATTTTATAAATCACTATCTAAAGATATATCTTTATTTACTCATTTAGAAAATACGGATTTTGTTGTTGAAAATTATCAATCACATCCAACAATTAAAGCACCGTTATCAAATTAATTATGAAAGGAATTTTAGAAAAAAAAGAAGAAGGTTGGTTTATTAGATGGTCAGACCTACATTCATTCGCACACGGAACGCATTGGATGTGGACACCACTACATCAAACAGAAGTTGTTGATGAAACAAAATATAAAGATGGTGATGAAGTAGAGTTTGAAATGGTTATCACTGGTTATGATAAGGAAATTTTTAATCCGTTTAGTTACGCTAAACTCTCAAAACAAAATAAATTAATTATGACACACCAAATAAAAACCTTTGATGATAAGATTCTTGTGGAACTTAGAATTGTTGACTACGGTACGGAATTCTTCACCTCAAACGAACTTTCCATTCTTAGTCAAAAAATTACGGACGCAAACAATGAACACGGTTTACAATTTGAGAATGATTTATCATCTTTAAATGGAATTAAAAAAGAAATAATAAACAATAAATTCACTGAAATAAGTGAAAAATGGGGATTAAAATATGAAAAACTTTTTTAAATATTTTTTATTATGGGTGAGTCAAAATTTAGCTATTCCATTTTGGGTAGTTGGTCATATTCATCTTAGTTTAAATATATATGAAGATATATATGAAATAGTTACTTATTTTGGTATGAATATATTAGTCGCTATTGGTTTTTGGGTTAATTGGAAAGAATATAAAAATGAAAAGTTATGAATAAAAGTTATCAGATTAAAAAAATTATGAATTTAAACGGTAAAAAATTACATGTTATTTTATTAAATTCAGATAATGAAGTTTTTGAAACCGTTAATTTTGATGAGGTATCAAAATTATGTAAATTATTAAATACTAATACAGATAGTGGATGGAGATATGAAATCATAACCATCACAAATTAATAGAAACGGGCGTTTTATTAATAATAAATAAAATAAAAAATAAAAATTATGGAAACAATTTCATTCGCTTTAGGTGTAGGTTCTGTTTTAGGTGTGCTATTAGGTGTACTTGTGATATGGCTTACGCTTCAGGTAAAAAAGTTAAAGAAAGAAAAAAACGATTTAATTACTCAATTAAATCAAACAGAACAATCAATAAACTATCGAATAGATGGTTGTTATAGAAAAGTAGATGAATATCATGATAATATTTTTAGACATTTAGAAAATGATGTAAAAGATATTCATCATGAAATAAGACAAACAAGAAGTTATATTGATTCTCGAATAGATAAATTAATCGATATGTACTTCGAACATTTAGATAATAAAAAAACAATTTCAAAAAAACAAGTCCTTAACGACTAATAAGAAAATGCCCGTTTCTTATTTTTTATATATTTATCCTTATATTTATATAATAAAAATTTTATGGTTAAGAAAATTACAGAACAAGAAGTAAACGATATAATCAAAAAAGAAAATATTGACTTATCTTCTTTTGAGGTAAGATCAACATTAAACCCTAAAATATTCGATAAAGATCAACATATTTATTCGGAAATAAGAAGAAGACTTCTTATGATTGCAGATGATTTTTTTGAAACTTTAAATATAGATTGGGTAGACATTCAAGACATTATTTTAACTGGTAGTTTGGCTAATTTTAACTGGTCAAAATTCTCCGATGTAGATTTACATATTTTAGTTAACTTTGATGATGTTGATGAAAATGAAGAATTAGTTAAAGAATACTTTAATTCAAAGAAAAACTTATGGAATGAAAAACATGATATTACTATTAAAGGATATGATGTAGAGTTATATATGCAAGATACTGAAGAACCTCATGTTTCTAGTGGGGTTTATTCTATTTTATGGGATGGATGGGTAGTAAAACCTGACTCCACTAAAAAGGAAATAGATAGTAAAAAAGTAGAACAAAAAGTTAACAGTATAGTAGATACGATAGAAGAAATATATTTTATGTATAAATCTGGTGAATACGATAAAACCATAAGAATGGTTAAAAATTTAAAAGATAAAATAAAGAAAATGAGACAAACTGGATTAGATAGAGAAGGTGAGTATTCTTTTGAAAATATATCTTTTAAAGTATTAAGAAGAACTATGTATTTAGATAAGTTAAGTGATATAGAAACCAAAGCGTATGATAAATCACTTACTTTAAAAGAATCTAAAATATATAATAATTATAAATTGTGATTTTTTAATCAAAACGTAATATTTATTTATAAAATAATATATGGGAACAACTTATTTAACTGGAACATATTCAGTAATACATACTAATGTAACTGCTGATTTTGATAACTATGTTTACAGTGCAGTATATTTTAATTCTAATGGATCTTATACTATTAATGGTGCTACCGTAACTGGTGTGGCAGGAAAAACATTAGATAATATAATACAAGCACCTCCAACCACTACATTAAATTCAGGATTTTTACTTTTAGGGAATCCTAAACCATTAGGTGTATTCCAAACAGGATTAATAACTTCAACTGGTGGAACTGAAGAATATCAATTTGTAAATATTAAAACAGGATTACCAACTAACGGATAAAATAAATAAAAAACAAATAAAATGGGAAAACACGTAAATCCAAAAACATTAAAAGGTCAAGACAAATTAAATAGAATGTTAGATCTTATGGGTAAAATGAATACTTTAAATGAAAGTAAATCATTTTCAGAATTAGAATTAATAAAAAGGGGACCTAATGGTATTGTATATGGTATTGTTAGAGAAAATCATGATTATTTTATAAAAACTTCTAATAAACCATCAGGTAAATTTTTAGCTGAAGATTTTAACTACATTGGTGGTTTAAAAAATAAATATGATGAAAGATATCGTTCTTATGCGGAGGCACTAAAACATTTAAATATAAAATTTGATATGTTAAATGAATCATATGGCATCAAAGGTAATATTAATATTTTTGAATCTGATGGTAGAGCAATTGCTGGAGGTGCGGGTTTTGGTTTTGTTTTAGAAGATGAAGATGAGAAGAAAGAAGATAAAGAACAAATCATATCAGATGAAAAGAAAGTTATAAAAGTAGACGCACCTAAAACAGAAGAACCTGTTGAGGATGACGTTGAATCTGAAGAACCTGATGTTGATATGGGTGGTGATATTGCAGATGTAGATTTTGGTGATGAAGAAGATACGGATACAGAAGGTGAAGAAGGTAGTGATGAAACTACTAAAAAAATACAAAAACTTACTGGTAAAATTGGTCAAATGTTAAGAGATAAAGAAGAAGTTGATCCAGAATTAGAAAAATATGTAATTAATTCTATTATATCTGCTCTACATTTAGATGATATGGATGAAAGTGATAAAGAAGATATTATCGCAAAAATCGAGGGTGAAGAAACAGAAGGTGAAGAAACAGAAGAACCTGCAGAACCAGAAGGTGAAGAAACAGAAGAACCTGCAGAACCAGAAGGTGAAGAAACAGAAGAACCTGCAGAACCAGAAGGTGTAGAATTATCTGAAGTAGAAGATAAAACAAAAAAATCTTTAGAGATAACACCTGATATGATTGCAATGTTACTGAAAAAAGGTGAGTGTGAATGCTCTGGACATAAATTAGTATATAAAACAAAAGAAACTAAAGAAGAAACTAATGAAAGTAAAATTTTTTCTAAAAAACAACTATTAGAATCTTTTTTAAGAAACACTACAAAAAAATCACTTAAAAAAGTTTTAAGAGAAGGTAGAAATATTTGTGAAAGATGTATGGGTGCTGGTTGTAAATCATGTATCAATGAAAGTAGTAGAGGTATGTGTTCTGAATGTGGTGGAATAATGAGAGAAGGGTTATGTATGGAATGTGGTTTGAATGAGAATACTATGTTAAGAGAAAAACATACTGGGTTTAAAGATGGTAGAAAAAAAATAGATAGAGCTAAACCTTACGGTAAAATAACTTCAGCAGATTTTGCAGCTTTAAGAAAAGAAGGTCGAAAAAGAGATAGAAGAAGATATATAGATGAAGATGAAATGTCTACTATAGACGCAATGGAATTAGGTCAAGGTTATTTACCAACAGGAGATTTAGATAGAGACTTTGATAGAATCCCAAATAGATTAGATTTAGATAATAATTCTGATGGTGTATTAGATTTTTCTGATAATAAAGGTGATGATTTTATTGATTTAGATATTGATTTTTTAAGAAATAGTGAACCTGGTACTAAAGAAAGAGAAAGAACTACTACAAGACCAGGAACTAAACCAGGTACAGGAACAGATTGGGATAGAATAAAAAGACCTAAAGTTCAACCAAAACCTAAGGCATTAGGTGACGAAGAAAGAATTCGTCCATCATACAGAAGAAGAGGAATGTTTAGATAATGTATTTAGTTTATATTAATAAAATAGGACAAAACTGGGAGGGGAGCTACATTTATGAGTTCCTCTTTTCTGATATTTTAGAAGATATAGACGGTGATGGTTGGGATTCATATCCTTCTTCTGGAAATCCAGAACCACCTGAAACTAAATTCATAAAAAAATCAGGTACTTTAAACACAACACTTAAATTAGATTTAGTACAAGAATCTGATTCATTTGCAATGTGGGATGCAGTCGATGGTATTATAGCATTGGGTTGGGAAAATATGGAAGGGTATGATGAATATCCAGAAAAAAGATTATTTTTTACTTTTGGGGAAACAATTTCTTCAGTAGAAGATAAACTATATGAAAAAGATATGATTATAAAATATGATAAAGAAACAATAAATACGTAAACTATGAAAATTAGAATTTATGAGTCGGAAATAAAAAGGGCTATCAGAAGAAAACTTATGGAAAGATACATTGACGAGGCAGAACAAATGACAGTTTACGATCAAAACGAATTTAATAGTGCTTTTGATACTTTAGAAAAGGGTACTTATGGTGTAAAAGATGAAAAAACAGGAACAGTTAAATCGGTTACTGTTAATGAAGAAGATAAAGAAGAAAAAATTGTATCTAAAAATTTAAAAAAGAAACAATTTAAAAAAAGTTTAAAATGAAAAAAATAGATATTTTAGACGAAGTATATACTGAAAAACAAAGAAGATGGGCTTGTTGGCAAATGAATGCACCTAAATCTGAAAGAGAAATATCTAAAAGTAAGGCGACTGAAATGTGTAAAGACGTTAAACACTCTAAAAAGAAAAAAGAAGAAAGTGTTAACCCTAAAATGAAGAAAAAAGATTTAGTCGAATACATCAATAAAAAACTTTCTATAAAAGAAAATACAGAAGATGTTTTTTATGTAAGTGAGATACCTTCACCAGAAAAAAGAGAAATATTCAAATACTTTAAAAATTTAAGGGATAGTGGGGTTATTAATATGTTTGGTAGTCATGTAATTCTTAACTGGACTAAAGAAGATTTACATAGATGGTTATATGGTATGAGTAAAGATATTGAGTCTATAGAATCTGAAATAGAAGATTTAGAATATGATAATGAAGAAGGTGAGAATGATTCTGAAATTGAATCGTTAGAATCACAAAAAGAAAATATTAACTATTTGTTAGAGAATAAAAATAAAGTTAGAGATATTTTAATAAGGGCTGCAATAACAAGAATAGAAAATTCAAATGGGGAATTAGAGTTAACTATAGTCCAAAGAGTTTTTGAAAAAATAAGTCAAGAATGTTTTAAAATGTGGGTTAGTTTATTAAATCAAAGAAATTAATTAAATATATAAATTATGAAAAGAAAAAATATAATTAGTGAAGTAACTAAGAGAGTTCTTTCAGAAAAAGTTAGAATTAAAAGAATAAGTGAAGCCGTAGAATATGATCCTGAACATCCAGAAAGAATGCATCCAGGTTTAGAAGGTAAATTAAGAAGTGGAGAACATATTTTTGGTGGTAGTAAATCTATACCCGCAGGTTCTGGAACACAAAATTATTCTGAAAAATTAGCAGGACAAAGATTTAAAGAAATTGTTAACAAAGTTAAAAGATATCACGGTATAAATACCATAACTCCTAATATGATGCAATTAATGTTTCAAATAATGGGTGAAATAAGTCAAATAGAAACTAGACATAAAGAAGCATTAGAAAGATTGGCGGTAGATATAGTATCAGAAGAGTTCGATATCCCTGAACAAATGTTAGAGGCTACTTTAACACCTCCTGGTTCAGAATTAAGTCATGAATCTGATGAAGAAGAGGAAGACGATCAAGATTATGGTTCTGACTTTGAAACACCTAAACAACCTAAAAGTGCTAAAAGAATGGAAGAATTAGAATTAGAGGTTGACAAAAGGAGAGTTATAAATGCATTAATGCAAGGAGCAGCTAAAAAAGGACATTATATATTTCATATGGTGGCAGATGAATTAGACGCATTGGATCCCAGATTAATGGTTCTATATGGTAAATTAATGTCATTAGCAGATTTCCAATACTGGATAATTCCTGATTCTATAATGACTGGACAAGTTGGTGGTGTTGAAAAGATAGAATGGAGAAAGGCTGAAAAACCAGAAAATAAAGATGAAGAAGAAGATATGGAAGACATTAACTTAGAAGAAGGTGATGATATGCCAGTTGTAGTAGCTAAAGCTTGGATTTTCCCTCTTTTAGTTCATGAATTAATTAAAGGTACTTTAGAATTATCCGCAATTAATTGGGCTGACGGACATTTGGACTTTGATGAACAAAAGGAAGTAATCTCTAAGGCTGATACAGATGAAGGGGAGATTTGGGGTATGAGATTAGGACCAGGTATGTGGGAAAAATTCTTAGATTGTGTAGGTAATGAAAATTACGATATTAAACAATGGTTGTTTAGAGAATTAACTAAACTACCCGCACAACAATTTCATGATTTTATGAAAGAAATTTTATCGGGAAGTCAAAAATGTAAAGAAGTAATTCAAACCTTAAAAGATTTACATAATCAAGATAAAAATGATAGTTTATCTGATATGTTTGACGATACAGGATATGATGATATGGATGATATATTAAATCATTTAGGTGATGAACCTGAAACTGAAGAAAAAGAAGACGAAGAGGTTGATTATTCTAAAATGAGTAAACGTGAAATAGAAAAATTAATAGATGACGCTTTAGATAAAGGTGATTTTGAATTAGTAGAAAAATTACACAAATTTATGTAATAACATCCTATAATAAATTATTTAATCCCACTCAATGTGGGATTTTTTATATTATGTAATATATTTATTAAAAAACATTTTATTATGGAAGATAGTAGATTACAAAAATTAATAAATAAATTAATTGTAACGTACTTTGACGAAATTGGTGATGATTATATAGAACATATAAATAATATAAAAGATATTACTGATAATAGTTTTAGTGAAAAAGATATATTTGAGGGGGTATTTAAATATATTATAGATAACGATGAGAACCCTTTAGATTATATAGATACCAGTGAATTAGGTAAATGGTTTTATGCGGAAGATATACATCAAATATTGAGTGAGTCGGGTTGGGTCGAAAAATTTCTTAATAAAGATAGATATGCGAACGAAAAACATTTTAATGACATAGAATGGATGGGCGAAACACCATATTTAATATGTGATGAATGGCATGATTTTTCAGAATTTTTTGAGTCTGACGATAGAGATTTTGTAAGAAGAATATTAGAACCTGATTGGGCAGAAATCTATGGTTGGTTTGATGTGGATTTTGAAAATGATGTTGTAGATAATTTAGATGAAAAATCTATAGAACATATAAAAAATTATATAAAGGAAAATGATTTTATTGGGAAAGAGTTAGAATATGAACCAGAAGGTTACGATACCGATGTTTTAACAGAAGAGATGGTTGACGATACCGAAACTATTTTAAATCTAATTGATGAGGATGATATTTTTTACGATTTAAGAAATGAATTAGAAAATCATTATAGATGGTCATATGAATCTGCAGCAGAAGATGAATTATTTTCTGAATTAAAAGAACAAATAGTAGATACAATAGGTTCTGAAGGTGAATGGGGAGAAACTGAAAATAAAAAACAAGTATTAAAGTTTAATGTAGATAAAATTTTTATGTACTACATTGAAAGATATGTCGAATGTAAAGGTCAATTACCAGAAGAATATGAAAGTTATTTTTTAAATGTGATTTCAGAATATTTAGATTGTATAGATGACAAATTACAAACTAGAGATATGAGTTATTTTTACCCTGATAGTTCTAAAGTGTCAGAACATTTAAATGACTACATAATAGGCAATTTATAAGGTATGAAAATAATCATTACTGAAAGTCAATATAAAAAACTATTATCTGAAGATTATAGAGATGAAATAGAACATTTTAAAAAAGTCTCAAATAATTGGGTTAACCCCTCTGCGTTTTTAGACGTTTTTCATAGAATTTTTTATCTTAATGATGAAAAGGATATTAATACTATTTTAAATGTCGTACAAAATGATAGAGAACTTTATAATATTTTTTTAGAAAAATTTAAATCAGGCTATTTCTATAACACATATTTAAAGGATTATGAATTTTTATACCCTATGTTTGACTATATAATTGAAGATTACTCAATGTATTTAGTCAGAAATAAGGAAGATGTTATAAATAATTTTTATAAACTTGTTGACTTTAAATTAAAATTACCTTATTCCTATCGCAATAATTTTTTAATTGACTTAATAGAATCCTCAATAGATAGAGTGATACCCATAATGTTTAATAAATACCCAGCTAAAGATGCGGTAAGAAAACTATCAATTGTCACAGATAAATTAAGTTTTCTAAAAAAGAGGACTTTTAAGGTAGTTAAAAAATACGCGGAAGATAATGGTTTACTATTAATTCCAAAAGATAAAGGATTCACTTTTAATAGAAAAGAAAATTCTATGGTTAGAGATGTAATTAATTATTTAAAAGATCCATCAGAAAAGATTAAAACTAAAACAGGATTTTTAAAATATATAGGTTCATCGTTAGGTGGTGGACAACATGCTACATTTTGGAGTGCCTTAAATAAATCGGGTATCATACAAAAAATAGGGTCAGGTAACAATGTCACATATACATTTGGACCAAATTATGATGAGTGGGAAAATGGTAATTTAATTGCTTTTTAAAGTATATCCATATTTATATAATAAAATATTATGGAAAGAGCAGAACAATTAAAGACATATGCTCGATGTTTAGGTGATCCAATTTATGCGATAGAAACTTTTTTAAAAACATTCGATTTAACTCAAGGAGGTAATGTACCATTTAAGTTATTTTATAAACAAAAAGAAATTATTAAATCGTATGAAAAGTATAATCGTAATTTAGTTACTAAACCTCGACAGGCGGGTGTATCTACAACAACTGCCGCATATATTGCAGTTAAAACTGCTTTTGGTGATCCTGATAATCCACATAAAGTTTTGATATTAGCCAACAAACAAACATTAGCACAAGAATTTCTTAAAAAAATTAAAGATTTCTTAGATCAAATTCCTTATTGGGTTTGGGGGTTAGATGAAGGCACAGATTATTTAGAAATAAATTCTAAAGGTCATTTAAAATTAAAATCAAATGGATGTGAAATAAGAGCCTTAGCAACTTCAAAAGATGCATTGAGGGGTTTTACACCAACATTCTTAGTAATGGACGAGGCGGCGTTTATCGATAATGGTTCAGAAGTTTTTGGGGCGGCTTTAGCATCATTAGGTACGGGTGGTAAGATATCTTTAATTTCTACACCAAATGGTATGGATCCTTTATATTATAAAACGTATGATGGGGCAAAGAAAAAAGAAAACAATTTCAACATTGTTGAGATGAAGTGGTATCAAGATGTAAGATATAATAGAAATTTATATTGGAAAAGAGGTGACGATGAAAAATTACTTTGTAAAACATTAGACAGAACTAGATTAAGGTGGGAATATCTCGATAAAATTTATGAAACTGACGAATCTACGATAGAATACTATGAGGTGATGATAAAAGATGGTTGGAAACCTCTATCCCCTTGGTATGAAGAGATGGCAGCAGATATGGGTGATGCTAAAAAGATTGCACAAGAATTAGATGTATCTTTTATTGGTTCAGGAGGTAACGTAATAGATGATGAATATATTACATATCATGAAGAAAATTATGTTACTGACCCTAATTTTGCGTCAGAGATTGAAAAGTCTATGTGGATTTGGAAAGAACCTGAAGTTGGTCATAAATATATTATGGGTGTAGACGTTAGTAGAGGTGATGGAAAAGATAGTTCTACAATAGTAATATTAGACTTTGAAAATTTAGAACAAGTTGCAGAATTTAAATATAAACTACCACCTGATATATTGGCGGAAATAGTATATAAGTACGGTAATATGTATAATGCCTATACAGTTATAGATATTACTGGTGGTATGGGAGTATCAACGGTACTAAAATTAATGGAAATGGATTATAAATTTTTACATTATGATGACCCAAAAAGTAGAAAATTGAGTGAGAAATATGCAAAAACAAAATATAAAGAGGGTGATAAAGTTCCTGGGTTTAATGTGGGTAACACCAGATTACAAATGGTTTCGGAATTAGAAGAACATATTAGAGAAAATAAAACTATAATACGTTCCCAAAGGATGATATCTGAGTTAAGAACATTTGTATATAAAAATGGTAGACCAGATCATATGGAAGGATATCATGATGATATAATTATGGCATATGCGATGTGTATTTTTATAATACAAACATCTTTTAAAAAATTAGAACAAGTTGAAAAACAAACTAAGGCTATGTTAGAGAGTTGGGTGAATATGTCTACTACACCGTCAAAACCTATGATGAAAGAAGGATATGTTAATCCATTTTATGTTAATACACCATCTTATCACCCAAAACAACCTCACGACAATAACAATAATGGAGAATATAATTGGTTATTTGGTATTAAATAATATTTAATTTTCCACAATATTTATTATAATAGTAATAAAGAAAAAAATATAATGGCAAGAAAAACTGTATTCCAACAATTGAATGATTTATTTGGACCAGAAGTAAAACAACAAAATAAATCTAGATATTCTTTAAACGATAAAGAATTATTAAAAACAAAATCAAAAGAAGAATTTGAATTTGAAAAATTAAAAAGACAGCAAGATGCCTATTTGGCTAATATGTGGCAAAAAGTTGATAATAATATTTATCAACATTCCGTTTATTATGAAACAACTAGATTGGCATCATACGCAGATTTTGAGGGTATGGAATTCTTTCCTGAAATTTCTGCAGCGTTAGACATTATGATGGAAGAATCTACTACACTTAATTCAGAAAATAAAATGATAAATATTTTTTCTGAAAGTAAAAGAGTTAGAAGAATATTAGAAGATTTATTTTTTAATAGATTAGATATCCACACCTCACTTCCAATGTGGACAAGAAATACCTGTAAATACGGAGATAATTTTTTATTTTTAAACATAGATAGTGAAGAAGGAATATTAGGGGTAAAACAATTACCTAATATAGAAATTACTAGAAAAGAAAATGAAGGTTTTGGTGAGAATTCTATGAATGCTGAAACTGATAAATATAATCCAGTAAAATTTGTTTGGGGTCAAAGAGATGTTGAATTTAATGCGTGGCAAGTTGCACACTTTAGATTATTAGGTGATGATAGAAGATTACCTTATGGAACATCTATGTTAGAAAAAGGTAGAAGAATATGGAAACAATTATTACTTTCTGAAGATGCAATGTTAATTTATAGAGTTACAAGGGCACCAGAAAGAAGAATATTTAAAATTTATGTTGGTAACATTGATGAACAAGACGTACCCGCATATGTTAATAAAATCGCAAATAACTTTAAGAGAAGTCCTGTTATCGATCAAAACACAGGACAAATAGATACACGTTATAATCAAATGGCTCAGGATCAGGATTATTTTATTCCAGTTAGAGATGCAAATGCCCCTAGCCCAATAGATACACTCGCTGGTGCAACTAACTTATCTGAAATTGCGGATATTCAGTATTTACAGAAAAAATTATTTACGGCTCTTAGAGTACCTAAACCATTTTTAGGGTTTGAGGAAGCAAATGGTGAAGGTAAGAATTTAGCTTTACAAGATATAAGATTTGCTAGAACTATAAATAGAATACAACAAGCTATGTTGCAAGAATTAAATAAGATTGCAATCATACATTTATACATTTTAGGGTTAGAAGATGAATTAGAAAATTTTACTTTAACTTTAAATAACCCATCAACTCAAGCAGAAATGCTTAAAGTAGAACAAACTCAATTAAAAGTAACCCTTTATAAAGATGCAGTTGCGGACGCAGGTAATGGATTTGGTGCAATGTCAATGACTAGAGCCAAAAAAGAAATTTTAGGTATGTCTGAGGAAGAAATAAGGAATGATTTAGAACAACAAAGATTAGAAAAAGCTGCGGCAGCAGAAATGGAACAAACTGCAGAAGTTATTAAAAAGACAGGTATATTTGATAGGGTTGATAGATTATATGGTGATTTTGATTCACTGATGGCAGGTGCTGGTGCTGCAGAACCAGGTGCTGGTGGAGGTGCTGAACCTGCGGGAGGTGCTGAACCTGCGGGAGGTGCTGAACCTGCGGGAGGTGCTGAACCTGCGGGAGGTGCTGAACTTGCGGGAGGTGCTGAACCTGCTATGGAATCAACCAAAAAAACGGATAACTTACTATTAGAACAACAAAATAAAAAATATTTAGAAAAGGTAAAAAAATATCAAGGAATTTATTTAAAAAAATTAACTGAAAGTTTAGAAAAAAATGAGAATGTATATAGTTTAGATATGTTTGAGGATGGTGCAGAAAAATTAAATTCTAAGATAAATGAGATAACAAAACAAATAGATAATATGATAGATTAATTTTTTTAAATTAATTAATATTTATTAAATAAAACATCTATGGAAAATTTTGGTAATATAAAGGATACTTTTAAAAAAATAATTATTGAATCAGTAATTAAAAAAGATTCATCAGGTAAAAAATTATTTGGAAAGTATTTAAAAACATTAAAAGAAAATAAAACTATTAGAGATCAATTCTTAATATATAAGAATTTAGAGACTAAAAAATTTGACGATAAATTTGAGGCGAAAGAATATTTAAATGAAAATATTGAGCTACTTAAATCTATTGATAAAAATAAAATTAATGAATCTAACAATTCTTTATTAAAACTTTTAAAGGGTAAAAAAATTGTTAAAGAAAATAATGAATTTTATAAAAATATATCTTATTTAGGTAGTACTAAAAAAACACCTTCAAATATAAATCAAATAAATGAGGCAACTAATAAATTAATAGAATTTATGACTACAAAAAATGAAATCTTTACAGAAGAAATTAATCATGAAACTATTAATGTACCACCTAGTGTTTTAACTAAATTATTTGTAAATAAGTTTAATAGCAAATATAGTGATATTAATGAATCAGATAAAAAAATCATACACTCAATTTTAAATGGTAGTGATAGTGAAAAAGAAGATATATACAATAAATTAAAAAGAGATTGTGTAATTACAGTAGATTCTAAATTGAATGAGTCATCTGATTTAGATTTAAAAGATAAGTTACTTAAAGTTAAAGATAAACTATTAAATACTAAATATCAAAAAGATAATTTTAGTGATGACATAATTAAGTTTTATAATTTAAAACAAACAATCACAAATGATTAATATAAACCCTCTTAGTGAGGGTTTTTTATTACCATAATTTGACATTTCACGAATAAATTTGTATTATTATATGTAAACTTTAAATAACATAATATGAAAGAAAATTTTAATGAAATTAGGAAAAGAAATCAAATTAGATTTATTAGACAACTATAAAACAAAAATTGGTACAGTAAACAATAAAGAATCAAAAAGTTTGTATATAAACTTTACTGCGTGGGGACAGATAATAAATGATGGGGAAGAAAATAATTATGATATTTTTTTAAGTAATATCAGAAAAAAAATAAAACAAAAATTAAATAATACTCTAAATAAAGATTATTTCTATAGTGATAGATACATAGTGGATTTAGATATGAGAACTTCAGGTTTTGATATTAATAAAAGAAGTTTTATGTCTTGTGAGATAACACTTTATCAAAAGAAAAATTTATCATTAAATCAACCAAACATAATTGACCACACAAAAACAATTATTTACGATGTAGTAAATAACTGTTTTGAAAATAATTCTATTTTTAAATTCTATAAAACTAAAAAATAATCTTTTTAGGATAATGATATATTTATAATAAAACTATATCATTATTATGGAAATCTTAAAAAAGAATGACTTTAGAAAAAAGGGAATCCTAATCGAATATGACGCAGGATATATTTCCCCTAAAGATAATAGACACTTTGTAAATGAAGTAAATAAATTAACTGAAGGTACACCTATAATAGAAGAACCTTTAGTTGTTTATGCCGTTATGCAAAAATACGGTGTAGAGAATAGAAATGAAAGAGTATATCCCGAAGCAATTCTAAGAAGGGAAGCAGAAAACTATCTTAAACTTATAAAAGAAAAAAGAGCATTAGGTGAAGCTGATCACCCAGAATCGTCAATAGTTGCGGTAAGTAGAATTTCACATAATGTTGTAGACTTATGGTGGGAAGGTAATATATTGATGGGTAAATTAGAAATCATAATGTCACCAGGATTTGTCAATCAAGGAATTATTTCTTGTGAAGGAGATAGGGTAGCAAATTATTTAAGAAAAGGTTTAAAAATTGGTGTTTCATCTAGAGGGGTAGGTTCATTAGAAAAAGAAGGTGGTAAAAATGTAGTTCAGGATGATTATGAACTTATTTGTTGGGATATTGTAACTTCACCATCTACACCTGGTTCTTGGATTTATAGTGAAGAACCATCTAGAGAACAACAAATGTCAGAATCAAAAACTAAAAAAGATTTAGATTTATTAAAAAATAATTTAAACAATTTTTTATTAGATTAAAAAAAATTAATCTTTTTCAAAAAAACTACATATTTATTAGGAAACGCATTTTAGCGTAAATGTAATAATAAAATAATAAAAACTAAAAAAGAAACAAAATGGCTGAAAAAAAGAAATCTATCATCGAAGAGGCTTTGCTAGAAGCTAAGTCTTTAGAGGATGCCTTAAAAGCCAACACGAAAGAAATGCTTGCGGCACACTTGTCGAAAGAAATTGAAAGTATCGTTGAGTCATCTTTAAAAGAGGAAGATGAAGAAGTAGAAATAGACGATATAGATTTAGAAGGATCCAATGATGATGAAGAAGATGTTGAGTTAGATCTTGACGATGAAGAAGAGACTGAATCTCCAGAAGGTGAAGAAGAACCATCTGAATTAGATTCTGAAGAAGGTGAAGAAGAACCTGTTGATTTAGATTTAGATGTTGATTTAGATTTAGATTCAGAAGAAGGTGAAGAAGAACCTGAAGAATTTGATTTTGGTTTTGAGGAACCAGGAGGGGAAGAAGTTTTAGACTTAACAGATGCTTCTGACGAAGAAGTTATTCACGTATTTAAAAACAAATTAGGTGATAATGACGAAGTAGAAGTTGTTAAAGATGAAAAAGGAATTCATTTGACAGATCGCGAAACAGGTGTAGAGTATTACATTAAGGAATCTATGGATAGATTCGGTTTAGAAGAAGATGAGTATTGCTCTGAATGTGGTTCAGGTTCTATGTACGAAGACAGCGAAGAAACCATTTACGAAATTCAATTAGACGAACTTTCATCTATGTATGAAACAATTGTCGATGAAGATGGTGAAGGTGGCGAAGATGAAGAACCTAGACTAGAAGAAGACAAGTTACAAAGACACAGAAGATCTGGTGGTAAACAAAGATATCATGGCGCTAGACTTGCTGCTAGAGAATCTAGAAGTGTTCGTAAACCGTTAATTTCTAAAAAACCTAACAAAAACACAGTTTCCGAATCAAAAATAATGAAGGAATACGAAGAGCTGAAAAATAAAAACGAAGAGTATAAAAAAGCACTTAACGTATTCAAAGACAAACTTAATGAAGTTGCTTTATTCAATACTAATTTAGCTTACGTTAATAGATTGTTTACTGAACATTCTACTACTAAGAAAGAAAAAATGGATATCTTAAAAAGATTCGACAATGCGGAAACAATTAAAGAATCTAAAAATATCTATAAGACAATTAAAACTGAATTAGAGAATACAAAACCAATTAATGAGTCTGTAGAAAATAAAGTTAATAAAACAGTAAAATCTTATAAGACTACTAATTTGAATGAATCTACTGCATATGTTGATCCTCAAATTACAGCTATTAAAGATTTAATGAGAAGAATCTCATAAATAATAATAAAAAAATAACAAAACAAAAAAAAATAAAAATGGGACATTTGTTAAATTCTGGTGAAGTCGGTAATATCGGACTTGAGCACCTAAAGCAAATTAGATCTAAAACTATCTCTAAGTGGAACTCTTTAGGTTTCTTAGATGGTTTAAAAGGTCACATCAAAGAGAACATCGCACAATTATACGAAAACCAAGCGTCTGCTCTATTGAGTGAGTCAACTTCTGCTGATTCTTCTGGATCATTCGAAACAGTTGTTTTCCCAATTGTAAGAAGAGTATTCTCTAAATTATTGGCTAACGATATCGTATCGGTACAAGCGATGAACATGCCAATCGGTAAATTATTCTACTTTGTACCAAAAACATCTACAACACAAGTTCCTTTGAACGGTAAAGATTTAGATGGTCACGGTGCATTACCTGAGTGTACAATCTCAGCTTGTGGATCAACAACTCTTACTGAGTTCCAAACTAAATCATTGTATGATTTGTTTTATAATGATGGTTTATATGACGCTTCAAAAGGTAAACAAATAGTTTTCGCAACTGCAGGTTACCAAGGTGTTGTATTAAACTCTAGTGGTGTACAAGTTCCTACAGCTCTTACTGCACAAGCAAAAGCAGCTGACGGTTCATTTAGACACGTTACTTTAGCAGTAACAGGTTTCTCTACTACAAATGCTGGTAGATTAACTGGTCCAGATGGTAATGAAATGGATACTGAAACTTTCTTATCTTCTTTGAAAGTAGTTTCTACTCCAGCAATCGTTGACCCATCAGGAAATTCTATCATCGCATCTGGTTCTGAAGTTCCTTTCAGATTGGTTACACAAAAATATGGTAGAGGAATTGTAGATTATAGTGATATCTGTACTGCAGATGGTAAATTGTTAATCGAATTAGATTTAACACACCCAACTTGTGTTGATTGTGCTTCTAAAACTTTTGATGGTTACATTGGAGCATCTTCAGCTACAACATTCACAGGTTTAACAATATCTTGGAGAAGATATGATTCATTAGAATTCGCTACAGAAATGGGTGAAGTATCTTTTGAATTAGATGAAGTAGTAGTATCAGTTACAGAAAGAAAACTAAGAGCTACTTGGTCACCAGAATTAGCACAAGACGTTAGTGCATTCCATAACATCGATGCTGAGGCTGAACTTACAGCTTTATTGTCTGAGCAGGTTGCTGCTGAGATCGATAGAGAGATCTTAAGAGATTTAAGAAAAGGTGCGGCTTGGCAATTGAGATGGGATTACAACGGTTGGAAAAGAGCTAACAACGGTGGTGGATTCAATGCTTACACTCAAAAAGAGTGGAATCAAACGTTGATTACTAAAATCAACCAAATTTCAGCTCAAATCCACAAATCTACTTTGAGAGCTGGTGCTAACTTTATCGTTGTATCTTCTGAAGTTTCAGCAATTTTCGATGATTTAGAATACTTCCACGTATCAAACGCTTCTCCTGAGCAAGATCAGTACAATATGGGTATTGAGAAAATTGGTTCATTAGGTGGTAGATATACTGTGTATAGAGACCCTTACGCACCAGCTAACTCAATTATTGTTGGACATAAAGGTAAGTCATTGTTAGATACAGGTTACATTTACGCTCCGTATGTACCTCTACAATTGACTCCTACATTACAAAATCCATTCAACTTCGCTCCAACGAAGGGTATTATGACGAGATACGCTAAGAAAATGGTTAACAACAGATTCTACGGAACTGTAACTGTTGACGGTGTAGTAACGTTTGATATCAACGAATTGAGATAATCGTAAATCAATAGGTTAAAAAAAAGGGTAGATTTTTTCTACCCTTTTTTATTTTTTAAAATATTTATTATTATATTTGTGATTATGGCAGTAAAAAAGAAATACATATTATTAGAGTCTAAAATAATAGATGTTAGTACAGAATTTTCTCCTTTTGAAAAAAAGATATTATATATGTTATATAAAAAATATGGTTTAGATAAAGATTTTAATATGTTTGAAGTGGCGGCAGAATTAATAGAGGATTTTGAACTAGATTATGTAGACGCATATACTTTAACTAGAACATATAGTTGGAATAAAAGGGAATTATTTTCTGAATTTGATAGTTATAGAAAAAATTACCCAATGCCAAGTTTATTTTTTGAGAATTTATATAAATTATTAGAAGAATTTATTAGAAAAAATGATTTTTCTAATTTATCTACAAAAATATCTTTCAAAAATGAGGATTTAGGTGAGTATGAAAATCGTGATGTTAATGTTAATACCTCTTACAGAGGTTTATATTTTTATGTACCATTCCCTTCTTTTTCTATTTCAAAAAATGATAGAGTACGATATTTAAATAGTTTTGAGTATGGTGCCAGAAGTATGAGTTTTGAAATAGACTGTAACGCCAAAAAAGTTGATGGTACTATTTTAGATGGTAGATATTTTAATATAGATGATGAGACTATTGATATGAATAATTTTAATATCACTGTTAAATATAAAAGTAATACGGATGGGGAAGGATGGAAAAATTTTATGTCTTTTGATGTCCCATACCCACAAAAATTAAATAAAGAAGTAATTAATAATCTTTTTACATTAATTATGAATGATGTATTAGAAAAAATATCTAATACTAAATTTAATTTACCTGAAACTATAAATCCAATTAATGTAGATTCTCAATTTGATTAACTATACTAAATTTAAGTGTATTTGTATAAGTTTTAACTAATTGATTAGATGTTAACTTAATATCCACATAATATTCATTAGGTATCATCCAAGAAGTATCTAAAATAAAATAATTTTTTAAATATGCCCTATTAACATCAGTCCAATCTATTACATTAACCTCAGTTGTACCCTCTCTAATCCATAAACGATATTGTAACCCATCTATAACACTAGTTTCATTAATAGTATATGGTATTCTAGCGTTTACAAAAACTTTTCTTTTATCACCTCTTTTAATTTTTTCATCTCTCATAATACCACTAAGATTTACTAAATATTCAATAGGTAAAGACTCATTATTACCAAAATTGTAATATTCGGTATCATCTTTTACTTCAAATTCTAAAGTAATATCAGATAAACTAACACCATTTATGGTTATATCTGACCAAGTATCTGTAAATAAACCACATTCCTTATTATTTATTGGTATAAATAATTCTATATAATATATTCCTTTATCTGATTGTTTTACATCATTGCTAGTAAATGCAGAAATAATTGATTCATTAGTATCTTTAATAGTGACACTAGGTTTATTATCTAAATTAGTTGGCTCGCCCCCTAAATTTGTATAGAAATATAATCTATTTAATTTACCCCTATAAAAATTTTTTCTATCATCTTTTATAGTATTATTAAATGTGGTTTCAACAAAAGGTTCATAATAAGTTTGTGTATGTCTAGTAAAAAATCCTACATATTGTGCTGGAACTATTTCTTTTGTTTCTAAATCATAGTCAAATGATACCCCATAACCATAATTTGTTGTACCACCAGTTATTAAATCATTAACTTCGTTAGTAATATCCATTTCAATATTTTCATTACCTTTATCAAAATGTTGTGTTGTAACAGTAATACTACTTAAAGGTGAACCTGAATACACTCCTGGTTCGGACCAAGATGTGGATGTAGTGGAATTTAACCAATTACTTGCGGATTCTACAAAAGTAATATCCCCTCCATAATCAAGATACCTAATTTGTTGGTAATCATACCCACAACCCTCATCCCAAAATTGATTAACTCTAAATAAAATTAAATCAAAAGAAGATGTCCTTTGTTTACCATCTAATAATTTTTGTGCTTGTAAATCCCTATCGAAAAAAGAACTATTAGTCATTCTTAATACATGTTTGACATCCGATAAATCACCTAACTCACCATTATTATATTTATCCTGTAAATTGGTTACATCAAAGTAAAGTAAATGTCTTGTATAGTTAGGTTGAGTTTCTTTACCACCATAATATAATTCAGCAATAGGATTTCTACCCGTATTAATTAATGTACCATAAATAATAGTATTATTTTTATCTATATAAGTTCTGTATACCATTTCTTTTTATTAATAAATATCTTAATTGCTATTAATATTCTTATTGAGAATCTTATTTAAATCAAAACTTGTGACATTTGTTACTATAGAACTCGGATCCGCAGGTAAACCATGATATGGGTGTACATGAAGTTGTACATATTTTTTAACTAAATCTAAAAATTCCACCAAAATATCACCATATACGATTGGGTGAGCTTCATTGTTTATTTTTGTTTGTTCGTCATCAGTAATTAAATTTTTGGGGTCAGTTAAATTAAATGTGTGTTCACCATCATGACTAATCAAATTAATTTTATTTGCCACTATATTAACTACACTGGTACTATCACTTTTATTTTTTTCTAATTTAAGTTCTTTTATTTTTTTTCTAACTTCTACAGGTTCACTAGTAAATGTTGCAATACCATTATCACCCTTATATATTTTTATTAAGTCTACTGAAGTAGATTTAATTTTCCATCTCGCACCCTTATTTGTATCTATAAAAGTTTTTGCAGCTCCTAATGCACTTTCTCTAGATCCTGAACCTAAGAAGCTATTTATGTTTTCAAAAGAATTTTTAACTGTACCTGTTTTTGCGTCAGTTATAGTTATAAATACTTCAGTTCTATTAATATCTGTACCCCTATAAGACTCTTCAGGTAAATTACCAGAAAGAATATTACCTGAATTAGTTACTGTATTCAAAGTTGCTGTGATTATTATATCAGGTTGTAATTCTACAAATGTGACAATTTCTTTATCAACTAAAGTACGTTTTAGTTTTTCTCCCCCAAATTTTATTTGGACATAACCTAAAGTTTTATCATTAAATTTATTTACAGAACCTTCTATATTTTTACCAGCCCTTAACCAAATTTGTCTATCTTTTTGTATAATATCAGTATTATATCTACCCTGTAAAATTACATCTTCATCATCACCATAGGCACCAATTTCTAAATTAGGATCTTTTAATTTACTATACCCATCAGGTAAAATTGAAAGTGATGAATTGTATGTTTCACCATCTAATTTAATTGGTTGAGATATTAACGGACCAATCCAAAATCTTTTGTTTTTGAAAGATGCTGTCGGTGATGAATCATTATGTTCGTATTGAAAAACAAAAACACATTCACCTACTTTAGGTAACGTAATTAAATATTTTGGTATTAATGGTACACAATCAATTAAACTTTTATCACTTTCTGTATCATCAACGCCTGTTATTCTAACTTTAATTCTACCTGATTTAGTTGTATCCGCAATAGATATTACTTCACCTACCCTTATAATTGGGATTACATTAGTATTTGTACTATCATTATAAAAATTATTCATCATTCTTCACCTTTATATCTTTTAATTAAAACTTTATTACCATAAAAATATTCTTTCTCTATAGATTCTAATTTTTCTGATAATTTGATTATTTTTTCTCTTAAAGATATTTGTTCATGCATTAATGATTCTAAATTCATTTTTATAGAAGCATTACTCAAATTATCCCAATTTATTTTATTATCACTCATAAAACTAACATTATGTTACAATACCATCAACCTTAACTGAATTTGTTGTTGCACCTTGAACAACTATTGGTCCACCAGCATTACCACCAGTTGCAGTTATAGGAACACCAGGAGGGAATGCAGATTCTACTCTAGCGTGAGTTAAAAATTCATCAATAATAGTTTCACACCTAACTACCTCCATCTGTAAATCTAAATTAACTCCACCACTTTCTAACGGTGTTGTTGGGATACCTAATTCCTTTTTCCTTTCAATAATTTTAGATGCCATTCTAATTGCACTAAGACCTTCTCTAGTTTTAGTACCAATTAAAATTTCTTCCTTAGAGACGAATGGTTTTTTCTTAGGTGTTTTAAACGCATTTTTAAGTAACAAAGCAATTGTTACGAGTGCACCAGCAATACCTATATTTTTATAGATATCGTTTCTATCATTTGATTCACATCCACTAGCCATAATTAATCACAAAATCTTCCTTTATTATTAAATAGATTAACATTATTCAATGAATCTAAATTTATTTTATCTGTAAATCCTCTAGCCTTATCTACAGTATTTTCCGCCTTACCTAAAAGTCCTTCTATCGCATTTGCAGTATCAGTAACAAATGGAGGTAATAGACTTCTTTTAGTTTTTAAATAATTTATATTAATTTCTTTAATTTTTTTTCTAACTGCACATAAAATAATTTCTTTTAATGCTTTTAAAATCATAGGTAATAAAAATTCGTAAACAATTTTCCTTATCAAATCGGCAATAATTGCACTTATAATACATTCATATTCCCTCAATATTTCTTTAATCCTAACTTTTTCGACTGGTTTAGAATTAACTAAATAATAAAAAATATTTAACATTAAAAGATTTTTAGGTGTTAAAACTATTTTAGTTAATGCAATTTGTAATGAACTGATAAAGTTTGCTAAAAATTCAGATGTTGCATTATTTTTTTCTAAATTTTTTACACCCGCAACTGATTCAGAAATTAAAGTATCTAACGCTTTAGTATAAGTCTGTATTTTTTGTTCTAAATTAGATGAATTTTTTATTTCTTTATCTATAGTATCTAAAGTCTCAAATGAAATACTACTAGTTTGTTTACTACAACATTTTTGGAATTGTTTTACTCCTAATTTTTTTTCATTGACTGTTTGTTTTATATTAGCTAATTGGGCAGAAGTAAAAGTATAAAAACTATCATCTAAAGTAACTTCAGGATTGTCTACACCTTTATCTACATAATCCTCAATAGATTTTTCTAGTTCAACAACTTTATTCAAACACTCATCTGGTAATTTAACCTTATTAGTTAAAGAACCATAAATTAAATCTATAACATTTGGTACCACTTTTTCAGGATTAAATAATGGATTTTGACTATTAAAGTAATCAATTAAAAAATTAATTAGAGTTTTATTTTGGTAAGTTTGATTAACTATCCTTACATTAAAAACTCTAGGTCTCGATTCTATGTTTTGATAATTTACTGTACCATCACTCTTAACGAAAGCGGTAGAACTATTTTCTAAATATCTTATTTCAGCAATTTCTTTACCTGAAATTGGGTCTTTCCATATCAATGGATTACCATTTTCTTGTATTACATCCCATAAAAATGCGTTTATATCTTCATTTGAGTTACCGTCATAAAATAATTTACCTACACTACTATTAGGTTCAACCGCAAATAAACAACTTAAATCAATCTTGTTAATTTCTATATTTATTCCAATACCTGGACTACCAGAGTTAGGTACAGGAACGCCATTAGAATCAAATACTATTGTTGACGGATCAGTAACAAATAACCAATTAGGTATTTTAGGACTTATTTTACATGCATAACAACATTTAATTTTATCTATTAGAGTTAACGATAAATCTTCAGAAAGGGGTCTTAGTTGCTCAACTAACCAATTAATTAATTGCATCCTCATCTCATCAACATTGATTCCTGAAACTGTTGCCAATATATCATTTAATAAATCAATAATTCTTTGACTTATATTAAGATCAGGTACTTCAGGTATTATATTGGGGATTGATAAATCAGGTAGATTATTACAAATAGTTTGATTTAGTGATATTAATTCAAGTATCTGTCTTTTAATATCACCAATAACATCTTTAGGTTCACAAACAACATTTCTAAATTTTTCATTCATATCAATCTACATCGTATTCAGTATTTTTAGTTATAGCCTTCTCTTTAAATAACTCCCTAAGAATATTTTTATCATCTTCAGTAATACCCCCATTAGATGAAGTTTGTTCGTTATCGTTTGAATTGTTACCTAAAATTTGTGATTGTAATTTTGCTAAGGCAATTTTTTTATCAATAGTAGTCTCAATAATTTTTAGTGTCTCATTGTTTACTTTACCTATTTGATATTCATCATTGATATCTTCAATATCTACCCTATGTTTTCTTTCAGTTAATTCTCTTCTAGCACTACTCATTATATTAGTGCAATCATTATAGATTTCTTGCATTAATTCTTGTAAACTATTTTTATCTAAATTGATCTTAGTTTTTTTCGGTCTACTCATATTAATCTTTTTCTATAAATATCTGATATTAGTTTTTTATATAGAATCATCTTCTAATTTATCATTCTTCATAAAAACATATATCTTTTTAAATCTTCTCATACCTATTCTGATGTCTTTGGTTGATAAATCAGATATTTCTCTGATATAAGAAAGTATTAAATTTTTATTGTATTTATTACCACTTTCTATTTGTTCAAATATAGTCTCCCAATTATCTAAAATAGTTGTTAATGCGGACCCAACTTTAGATTCAGTATCCGATAATTTATTATATTTCATTTCTGCCTTAATACTTGCAGAAATTTCCTCAATAAAAATATCTAACTGCAACTTATCATCATCTATGGTATAGGTTAAATCCTCCATAGTTTCTACTGTGTTGTAAACATCTTCGTATGACACATCAGATTTTAATTTTTTATCATCTTTTATTAATTGTCCTAAAAGATAATGTTTACATATTGTACCGAAATAAGAATAAGCTTTTTTATTCTTATCGGGTTTAAAATTATGCATTTTAGTTATCAAAAAAGAAAGAGTATCAGAATGTACGTCCTCATACTCATATTCTTTTCTATATAATTTATAACGCCTTATGATGGACTCAACCATCTTATCAATTGGGCCTTTTAGATGCTCATTGTAAATTTTATTTCTTTCACTATACGATTCACTTGTTAAAAAATTAACTACTGCTTCTTCCTGTTCTGGACCAAAATATAAATTCTTTGTTCTCTTCCGACCCCTTTTTTTAGGTTCTTCTGACATAAACAAATTTATACTTCATATGTTATTTCTCTATCTTCTTTGAAGAAATATTCTTTTTTGGCTTTATTTACCCAAAATTTACTTTCTAATACATCAATAGTATTTTTATACTCTACAAATAAAGATCCCTCTCTATTGTTTAAATGCTTATACCCTAATCTAGGGATTACCATAACAGGTACAGAAAAATAAGTCATTCTTAATAAAAATTCATATGTGAAAGTCAATTTTATATTACTTTTAAGTTTACCATATTCCTCAAAATCAGATTTTTTTACAACCATACCATCAAAATTAAAGTTTTGAACTCTTTGTAGCGCATTATTATCTAAATAACCTGATTCTTCAGTAAAATCTTTTGCCCAAACACTTTCATTTGTGAATGAAATAAAATTACCATTTTCATCAGTTTCATAAATAATAGGTAAAAATACCCCAACTTCTGGATAATGATGAATATACTCTTTAGCATTTTTAATCCATATTGGTGATAATTGATCATCATATTCTAAAAATGTAAAGTATGTTGACGTTGATGATTTAACACCATAATTAATTTGTGATTGAAACCCGTAATCATCTCCGTCATTTGTAATAACTTTAACAACGTCTTTTAAATCACCAAAATCATAATCAGTTAAAAAAGATGTAATTTCTTCATCTTTTGTTGTTACAAATAAAACCTCATCAGGCTTTTCTTTTTGATTTTTAATACTCAATATACAACTATCTAAAAATTCTTTTTCTAATTTATGTACTGGTACTATTAATGAAATACTATTCATATTTAATTTTAATTATTTTTTATGTTATTATTTACCTTGTCCTCTATATTTTTTCTTATAGAGTTTACTCGATTTAGTTTTACTAGTTTTAGTCTTTGCATGAACACCTTTTCTTTTTTTTCTAGCGTTACCTACGTAATATGTGGCACTTTGAATCTTAGACATCTTAATTTAAATTTAAAAATTATTATACGATTTCTTGTTTAGTAGATAATTGTTGGTAACTAACTTCTAATTCAACAATTCTTCGTTTAAAGATATTATCATAAACTTCTGACAAAATTTTATCTGATTCTTCAGTAGAATATTTATCTTTCCACTCTACCATTCCATCTAAAATATTTTTAGGTAATGCATCTTCTAAATACAAACCTACCATAGTTGCAATAATATCAGGAATTGCATTTAAATTGGCAGTCCAAACACCATTATCATTTAAAATAAGGTTACCAGTTTCATCAACCGTACCCATCCATTCAGGAACCATTCTAGGTATTTTACCAATAACTGGTGTATTAACTTTAATCGATTCTAATGGAAATGTACCAAAACTAGATAATTCATCTATCCAAACACTTAAAAAAGACTTACTCAAATCTTTAGCAAATAGTTTTCTAGGTAATCCTGACATATCTCTAAAAGTGATAAATCTATAGTGTGGGTATTTTTGGTAAAATATTTTCACTATTTTAAGCAATTCTCTTTTATCTCTAGCAGATAAAGATACCGTAGGTATTTTTGGTTTTCCATCATACTCAAAATAGGAAGGAATCCCTACAGGTATAACATCAGTAGATAAACCTCTAAACAATGAGTTTACATACTTACTAAGATTTTCATTTGTGGTGATAACATCTCTAATACCAAACTGCTCCCAACCCTCACCAATTTCTAACATTTCAAAAATGTATTCGTAAGATTGTAAAAATACAATTCTTTTACAAGGGAAATTAACAGTTTGTTTCATAATACTAGCAAACGCTTCAGGTATTACTACAAAATCAGAGGCACTTACTTGTAGTTTTTGCGATTCTATAGATACGTGTGGTAAATTTGCGTATTCCTCACCTAACCATTCCGCAATACCCATACCATTTTCATCTTCACGTAGTTTGTAATCGTCTTTATCATGTAAAATTTGAGCGTTATACCCTAACTCTCTTAATTTTTTAACATGTTCATAAATTGTTGCGACACCTGCGGTTGGGTTACCTTTAGTATCAATAGTAAAAAAATAAATTCCAAAATCTTTGTTTTTAATTTTTTCAATAGACTCTTTAATTCTTTCTAATTGTTCACTCATAATAGTTTTTTTATTTTATTATTATAATTCCTTAATAATACCTTTCATAAGTAAAGTATTATAAGCTATTTTAAAAGGTACGTTAGTCTTATTTAAACCAACAAAACCTAATTTATCATCTATTTCTTCATTATAATTTAAAATAGTTGATATCATTTCTCTATACATTTCGTATTTAGTTATATCTATCTGTAATAAAGATTCGTCCATAATTTCCTCACCTTCTGAATCAGTTAAGGGTTGGTTAGGGGTAATTTTAGATTCTATCTTAACTACATCTGAAAGTCTATCAATATCAAAATATAATTCTTTACCACCAATTTCTAAAAGTAAATTATCCATAAGCTTTTATTTATTATTTTATTTAATTTTAAGAATAAGTAAAGATTATATATCCTCAAATTCTATAGTTTCCGTATTTAATATTTTTTCCAATAGTTTTTTATCATCCAATAACTCTTTTAAATCAATTATGGTATAATCGGATGAACAATCTTTATTATAATGATTAATAACTTTAATAGAAATTTTACCATCAGGTTTTTTATCTAAAGATTCAGGATTTGCAGTTATTAATACATCGACATGTTCCCATTTCTTTTCATTATCTCTCACAAATATTATATTATTAACTTTGGACGATAATTTAGATAAAAAGAATAAAGTCGCAGGTTTACTATTATTTAATTCTTTACTTATAACTATTGGGGTATGACCCATATCCTCAATAATGTTATGTAATTGATTTAAATGTTCTACAGAATTTAATTTTGTTTCTCCAGCATGTCCAAATATTTCTAAAGACGCATCAACATAAAGAAATTTATTTAATTCGTCAGTACCACCAGTAAAAACAAAATGTTCTAAAAGATTTAAATTATTTATTTCTCTTTTTTGGGGTTCTTCACCCCCTTCAGTTTCTAACGGATGATATTTATCATAAACAGATTCAAATTTTGTTATAAAATCTCTAATAACACCATCAATCGATATTCCTATTTTCATATTTTTCTACGATATAAATTTTTAATAATTCTTTTTTACTAATTTTTTTCATTTTAGCAAAAAATTCTATGGATAAATCTAAATCTTCCTGTTCTGTAATATTTATCTTTTCTCCATTCTTTGTCTTTAAAATAAACTTTTCCATAGTTTAATGTATTTTTATTATTCTAATCCCTCAAAAATCTCCTCAATTATTTTTATTATAGGGTTTCTAACAACATCTTCAGGATTCCTTAATTCAACACATCCAAATCCCTCAACGTCCTTAAATTTTTCTAAAACAATCTCTAAAGAACTTTCTTTTTTATTACGTAAATCTTTTTGTTTAACATCCCCCATAATAACCATTTTGGAATTGTCGCCTATTCTAGTCATAAGCGTTCTAATGTTATCCAATGTAATATTTTGAGCTTCATCAATTAGGATTATTGAACTGTCTATACTTCTACCTCTAGCAAAAGCGATAGGGACAATTTCAATAACACCCAATTCAATTAATTTCTCCATTCTACTTTTACCAATTATTTTTCTTATATTGTCAGTAAAAGATTCCATTATTGGTGCCATTTTTTCTTTTAAATCACCAGGTAGATGCCCAATCTCTTCATTTTTTAAGGGTGTAATAGATTTAACTAAAACGATTCTTTTATATTTTTCTTGTGTAGTAACAAGTCTTAATGCCTCTGCACAAGATAAAAATGTTTTTCCAGATCCTGGTAAACCACTACAAATAGTTATCTCATTATTACGTATAGAATCTATTAATTTTTTTTGATTTTCTGTTTTAGATTTTACATTTATTGAGATTGTTTTAAAAACTTTCTCTTCTTCTATGTTATTCCTATTAAGGAACGCTTCCATTTCTAAAATTTCTTCTTCAGAAAGTTGTTTATTTTTTCTTCTACTTCTACTCATACATTAAATTTATTAATTAATAATGAAAAATTAAAGATCATCTTCTAATAATTTCGTAATTATTTTCAAAATATTCAATAGTTTCCTTTAATCCATCATATAACGGTGTAAAACTAAAATTAGGTAAATACGACTTTATTTTAGAATTATCACTAGGTTTTCTATATTGCCCATCAGGTTTTGATTCATCAAAAATAATATCACCTTTAAAATTCATTAATTCTACTATTATAGATACTATTTCTTTTATAGATATTTCATCTGAGGTTGATAATATTATAGGTTCATTTTCATTATAATTCTCTAAAACCCATTCGGTTAATTTGGCAACATCCCTACTAAAAATAAATTCTCTTAAAGGTTTACCACTACCCCAAACGATAAAGTCAGTTTTATTTTCTCTAGCTAAATAACATTTATGTATTAATGAAGGTATCACATGTCCATTATCTAAACTATAGTTATCATTTGGTCCATAAATATTTGTAGGTATTACCGATTTATAATTCAAACCATATTGTTCCCAATATGCTTTTATTTGAACATCCGCCATTCTTTTAGCGTAGGCGTAGGCATCATTAGAAAAATGTGGTGGACCAAGATGTATTTTTTTTTCAGTTAATGGATAATCAATATTATCAGGAAATATACATGTAGAAAGAAAACATACTAAATTTTTAACTCCAGATAATCTAGCTCCATTGATAACATTTGTATTCATCATTATATTATCATAAAAGAAATCTCCTTTATAATTCAAATTCGCACCAACTCCACCTACTTTAGCGGCACAATGAATAACACCGTAAAACTTTTTAGACATTAAATGGTGTGTTTCTTCTTTATCGATTAGATTATACTCTTTTGATGTGGGTTTATAATATTTGTCTCCTATAAATTCTGATCCAACTAAACCATTTCCACCTGTTACTAAAATTTTATTTCCCATAATAATCCAACCAATATTCTATCATTTCATCTAACATAGACTCAAAAGTATAATTAGGTTTCCATCCTAATTCATTTCTTAACTTTGATGAGTCGCCTTTTAAATCATGCAGTTCTTCAGGTCTGAAATGTTTTTCATCTACAACAACAAATTCTTTAAAATCTAAATTTAATTTTGTAAATGTGTATTCACATAAATCTTTAACCGAATGTGATATTCCTGTTGCACAAACGTAATCATCAGGTGTATCTGTTTGTAGCATCATCCACATTGCCTTAACATAATCTTTTGCGTGCCCCCAATCTCTTGTTGCGTCAAGATTTCCTAAATGTAGTTTATCTTGTAACCCTAACTTGATTCTGACAGCGGCTTTAACAACTTTGTTAGTTACAAAATTTGTCCCTCTTCTTGGTGATTCGTGATTGAATAGAATACCATTCCAAATTTTCATTCCGTATGAATTTCTATAATTCTTACAAATGTTGTAAGAAAATACTTTGGCACAACCATAAGGAGAAACAGGGTTCATCGGGGTAGTTTCTCTTTGGTAACTGTCAATATCAATATTGTTACCAAACATCTCTGATGAAGATGCTTGATAAATTTTGGAATGTGGTGAAACCATCCTAACTGCTTCTAATAAATTTAACGTACCTAATCCTGTTGCATTTGCGGTATAAATTGGTTGATCAAAAGATATTCTTACGTGTGATTGTGCTGCTAAATTATACACTTCGTCTGGTTGAACTAAAGATAGTACTCTAATTAAAGATGCCATATCAGTCAAATCGGCGTATTCTAAATTTACTTTATTAAAGTCCCTTAAATGATCTATTCTATTGGATTGTGTTTCTGATACTGAATTTCTTTTTACTGTACCCCAAACCTCATATCCCTTATCTAAAAGTAATTCGGCTAAGTAGGAACCATCTTGACCATTAATTCCTGTAATAAGTGCTTTTTTCATTATATATTTTTTAATTTAATGTTATCAATTATTATAATTTATGTGTTACATATAAATTTTTTATTTCATTATTCCATTCCCAGCTATTGGTTGTTAAGTAGTTTGGTATATTAATTTTTATTATTTCTAAATCTGAATAATCAACACAACAATCATAATCATAAAGAGTGTTATCATTATTATTATCTTTTTTTAAAAAAGATGGTACGAAAACTTTTTCAATATTGTTAGAACACATTACCAAACTTCTAGCAAATGTTCCGACTCCAGTTATAACTATTTTTTTTGCAGATAAAATATAACTTATCCCTTCTATTAAATTATTAACCAAAACAATATTTTTATAATTATTTATTAGATAATTAACACTTGGGTTTGAAAAATCTTCATAAACTATTATTATATTTTTTGGGTTTTCTGTTTGTATTATTTTTTCAACATACGATATGGGGGCTTGCACATAATTTTTAGGTGGGTTATGGCTAAAGATATCACCACCCCTAAGATGTATTATTAAATCTTTGTCTGTTAAATTAATGTTTTTGTGTTTAAGTATTGGTAATATATATTTTTTAGCTAGTTTTCGTCTTTCATCATCTGAAACATAATCACCCCAAAATAAATTTGAGTACGTTAAATTGTTTTCACCGTTTAAATCTATTTCTGTTTTTGTTATTACATCATGTTTTGGTATTGTTAAATTAGTTTTATTCTTTTCACAAAAGCTTAAAGCGGAGGTTAGTTGTATAATATTATTACCTAATCTACCAAACCAATTATCAATACTTACACCCATAATTTTATTAATCTTTAATTATTTTAATACCAGTATAGTCAAGTTTATGTATTTCAACATCCAAATTAAGATTATTAAAATATTCGTCAACAGCCATTTTTGAACCTTTCCAATGTCCATAGTCATCTACAATTAGAACTCCTTTTGAGGACAATAGTGGATATAATACTTCTAACTCTTTTTTTGTTGATTTATACCAATCAGTGTCTAATCTTAATAAACTTATATTTTTCGGAACGTTTACGTTTGTTTTTAATGTTTCACAAACATCTCCTTCTATAAATTTAATTTTATCTTTTGGATAACTAGAAACAGATAAAATATTTTTAACTTCTTTTAATGAAGAATAACATAACACTTCTTCTAATTTAATATCACCCTTTTTACCACTTGAGTCTACATCAATATCTTCAGGATCTGTCATACCTTCAAAGGTGTCGTATAACCAAACATTATTTTTTGTCATATTGTGTTTGGTTAAATATTCTAATATACCCAAAACATTTCCCCCTTTCCAAACACCACATTCTACAAAATCACCTTCAATTTTATTTATTCTTATATGTTCCAACGAATAATATAATCCAGTGATTCTTTCAACTGATGTCATAGTGAATGGTTTTACTATGTTAATAAAATCATCTAATTTCATATCATATTTTTTCAAACACTAATAATGTGTTTTTCACATGTATTTTATCAGTCAAGGTTCTTAAATATATAGATAAATCATTGTTATACTTATAACCTCTTTTTTCTATTTTTTCAATCCAATATTCTGTGTTCTGACAATTTACATGATGATACCCTTCTTGTCCAACAACCGCATGTGTCATAAAAATTTTATCGGCAAAATCGAAAGTTTTTAAAAAGTTTTCAGAAAAAACTTCTTCAACATGTTCTACAAATTCACAAGACCAAACTGCATCATATTTTTTTTTTGGTATAAAAGGAGCATCAACGTAATCATGTAACACCAAATTATTTTTGACAGGACTGTTGTTATATGCGTTTTCACCCCCTTCTACCCCTATAGCGTCGACACCTCTATCTAAAAAATATTTTGTTGAATGCCCTTCCCCACAACCAACATCTATTATCGATTTTATACCGTTATTAATCATCCAATCCCATACTTCCGTAGAATATGAATTAGGATCTCCATGATCTGTTAAGTTTATTATATAACCACCTAAATGTTTTTTGTTTTCTGTTCCGTACATTTTTATTATTTTTATTATTATGTTATTTTAATTAACCAAGAGCTATCTGAAAACAAGATTATTTCCTCATTTGGAAAATGGGTTTCAATTGCTAATCTAACGCCTGGTGTTTCTGAGTTACAATCGTGTCCAGATATGTATCCACCCTTTTTTACTTTACTTTTAAAAAATTCTATGTCTTCATTCACATTTTTGAAATCATGACCACCATCAATGTAAATTAAATCGTATTCATTATTTTTATCATTTTCTAAAAAATTTTTAAATGATGTATGGTAAAAAATGATATTATTATGTTTCGATACTGCTTCATCCATCGATTTAGTTTTATTTAAATCTACACAAACAACTTTTTCGGCAAAGTAAGAAAATAGTCTAGCGCTGACACCTTCGTTTGAACCAAGTTCTAATATCTTAAAATTTTTTTTAACATATTTTTCACATAAGTCATTCAAACCAAATAAGTAGTTTACTTCAAAATTATCAACAATGTAATTTCCAAAACCTTTCATTCTTTCAGTGTCTAAAGATATTTTATTTTCCATTTTTTTCTTTCACTAATTTCAATAGGTTAAGTTTATTTTTAACACCAATAGTAAAATTGGCATGATGCATCACTATTTCTTTCGGAACGTTTACATCTTGTCCGTTCCAATGATGACCATTCGTTAAAAAAGCAACCGTCCAAAATTTATTATTAGGTAATAAGTCTTTTTTTATCTTATTATATCCCTCTGAAAACATAAGATTAATAACAACTTGATCATGTATTTTACCGTTCATAGATTTGATAAACCTTTCTTTAACATCAATAAAAAAATCTAAAACTTTTTTACTTTGTTTAGCAATAAAAAAACCTGCACAGTAACTATTAAAATCATTTTGAAATAAAATGTCGTTATCACCCATATCAACATCAATATTACCAAAAAATTGTATGTCGCAATCTGAATAAACAAATGGGGTTCCATCATTTACATCAATATTTTCAATTATTAAATTTATTTTTTCAAGCATAGCATAGTCAAAACCAGTAGATTCATATTCTCCAGTTGGAGATACCTGTTCTATTTTTTTTGCTATTAATTTATGTTCTGATAAATGTTTATTGTATGAAGATAAAAAATAATCATTATACATCTCATAATGAGAATCCGAATAAAATGTAATAATTTTCATGTTATTTTCAAAGTATTTTTTCTGGTGTCACAAATTCATAATCACCATTTATTCTGTGCTTATCCCAATCAATATGTGGACAAGTTCTTATTTGACTTAAATGATAATGTAATATTTTTATATCTATTGATGGGTTTTTTAAAGTATAACCAGCAGATTTAGATTCATGTGCAAACCTATTATCACAACCAGGTGTACCAAAATTAAAGTTTATGTTTTCTATTTTTTTTGAAAATCCTTTAAAAATCCAACAGTCTTGTGAGGATGAATCTCCATGAAATTTTAAATTAAAGTAATCGTCAATAATGTCATATTTGTTCATACACCACATTTCATCAATGTTTATTTTTTGTATTAGATTTGTTGTTGATTCATCAATAAAGCAATCTGAATTTATGATAACATTTATATCTTCATTATTTGTTGTTTTATTGATTAATTCGATTACAAAGTTATACGTTGGTCTGTTTTCTATTTCAACAATAGTTATTTTTTTATTATCTAATTTAAAGTTAAGTAAATCAGATTTAGAAATGATTACAAAAACATTGTCTATAAATTTATTTTCTATTGTTTTTAGCAAACAAAAATCTAATTCTTTCATTCTTTTTTCGTTATCTGAACGATAATAATTATAATACAAATTAATCATTATAAACTATTTTATTAACTTTTCATGTTTTTTAAAACATAAATTATTTATATTAAAATTTTTCCATGTTTTTTCATATAAATCAATATTAAACATGTTAAAATCAAAGTTTAACCAATTATCTATTACAATTATAGGTAATTTTTTATAATAGTCAATATTAATAGATTTTGTGACTATTGGTATCGTTTTTAAATACAAAGACTCCCACGTTTTATGGCAATCAACACCGTTACCGTTTGGTGAGACGACAAAATAACTTTTTGATACTTCTTCTAAATATTGTTTGAACGGTAGTTTAACATTCATTTCTAAACCTTTTTTGTTTAATTCAGACAAACAATAATTTCTTTCACTTCTATTTGTATTAACGTCAAAATTAATGTATAACAAACGTTCCTTTTCAATATTTTGATTCATTACCTCAAAAAAAACTGATTCGTTACCGTGATCCCATTTTTCATTTGCAATACCTATTGGAATTGATTGTAATTTTGGGTGAACTGTCATTATATTTTGACCATACCATTTTAACAAATTTGGGTTGTCCATGTACTGTAAATAATTACTATCCACTGGTAAATCTCCATTGTGAGTTATTAAAATAAAAGGTCTTGACGGTGGGGTAATAAAAAAGTTATGAACGTAGTCAATTTTAACAAACACTTTTAATGGTTCGTCATCGATTGGGTTCGATTGTAACGTAAAGCCAAATTCATCATACGAATGATGACAAATTCTTTTAAATTTATTCCCAGTTATTAATTCCATTAATATAACAAATTAATTAAATTATCGATTTCTGTCTTATACTGTTGATAAGGTCTGAGTAAATGTGAATCGATATAATTTCCATTTTTAACCCCATTAACATCATATTGCCATATCGCCCTATCAATTCTATTATGTGCAAAACCACTAAATCCTCTGTTTAATAAAACAATATTTTCTTTATTAGTATATGTATTTACCATATCATATAAATAACGCTGATCAGTTGTCCACCCGAGTCCTAAATTTTTTAACTTAGTAACAAAATCTATCCATGAATCATCAATTTTTAAAACATCTTTAAATAGTTGTGGTTTTGCAATGTTGTAACACATTTGATACTCATGATTTTTAAGACATTCTGGGTTATCAGATGTCATAACATAAAACTTATTTTCATCAAAAGAATTAATAAAATCAATAAAGTATCTTTTTGATAACGGAACCATATCAATATCTGAGGTTACTGAGATATCATCTAATATAGTAGGTAAATAAAATCTAACAATCTGGGATTGCAATCCATCATCAATACCATCAACAGATTTGAATTTTTTAACTAACCCATACTTATCTTTTATAAAATCAGAATCTTCGTCACATATTAAACCTAAAATAGGGGTAATATCAAAAACCTCTTTCCATGTTTTAGATATTATTGGCCAAAAATCATAATAAAGTGGGTTCATGTTAGAACCCATAATAGCATATTTAATTTTCATTTTAATTTCTATTTCTATGGTGATTAAATACCTGAGATGTAATCATTCTACCATTACCAAATTGACTAACATCGGGAATATTTTTTATATTGTATTTCCTACCTAATAAACTTAAAATACTTTGATCGTGCCTATGGTCAACAAATTCAGGATAGTTAGGTAAACCACATTCATTTGGTGAATCTGTTATAATTCTATAGTCTTTTGCATATTCTAACCATTCATTAATAAAATTTATAACAAAATTATTTTTCCTCATTAAAATGTAACTAGCCAATAACTGATTTTGTGATAAATATGGTTCAGAATCTAATCCCAATAAGACAAAACAATCTCGTTTAGTCCAACGTTTGTTAGGGTGGACATCCTCCAATTCGAATAGTAATAATTTTTCATTCGTTTTATCCATAATATCTAGTATTTCATCAACATTTCTTATGAATGAAATACCAGAATCAGAATACATTAAAATATCATTTTCACCAATTTTATCTAATACTTTTTTAATAACATATGGTTTCCACATCCAATAACCAGCACCTCTAGATTCTGATAGGATTTTTTTATTTTGGGAAATAAATTCTTCATCTAAATCTTCATAATTAAATGAAAAAACTTCATCAAAACCACCAATTGTTAACGCGGAACGGGTGTTTTCTATTTGCGAATTTTTATGTGTTTTATCTGAATAATTTACTAAATATTTTTTCATAAATTTTTTAACTTTTCATAAATTAAATTATCTGCCACTAAATATTTTTTTGACACCTCAAAATTACTTTTAATTGATTTAATTTTAGAAAGATATAAATCCTCATTTAATTTACCCATTATCAGATCTAAATCACTTATTTTGTTGAATATTAACATACCATTTATGTCAAAAAATTCTCCTATAGAGGGACATCCCCAATAAATAGGAATGGTACCTGTTATAAAACAATCTATTAATTTTTCACTAAAATAATAATCTTTTTGACAATTTTCAATTATTAATGAAAATCTATAATCTTTTAATGCGGTTATTTTATTTTCTATCGGATTATGATATCCAAAAGAATCAATATAATTATATTTTTGGTGAATTTCATGCCTAATCATGTGACCAATAGTTGATCGTTTTGCTGATAATATTATAGAAACTTCTTTAGATTTTTCATGAATTATTCTATCTTTTTCTTCTATCCAGCATCCACCATATGGTATTAAAATAAATTTATCAGATAATTCCAGTAATTCTTTACTAAAAGTAAAAATTAAATCAAATTTATTATAATTTTCTTTAATAAAATTATATGCAAATGGTGTTATTTCAGGAGATTCAAGCAACCATGCATATTTTTTTTTATTATGAAAATTATCAACTTGACTTAGTGTTTTATCTGTAAATACTAAATGATCTTCATCATATTTTCTAACCCAATCAAATAGTTCTGGATCGTTGTACCAACTGCTAGATTTTGCGTGATTAAATATTGTATCATGTATATATAATTTTTCTTTTATCATTTTTTTAAATAAAAATTATTAGTCTATCATCTATTGAAAAAACATCTTTAATTTTTTTATTGTCAAAACATTTAATGACATTATCTTGTGTTATATTAGTCCAATCCTCGTTGCCCTTTGTTCCAAACATTCTATAATCGTCAATTATAATTACAGAATTTTTGAATTTAGAATTAATGACATTTAATTCCTCAATTAGTGGGCAATCATTAATACCTTTACCAGTATCGTCGCTAGAATAATGGCCGTCTAACCAAAATATCACTCCTTCTCTTTCAGTTGGTATAACATCTTCCATAATTAATGCGCTATCACCATAGACGCATTTTACCTTTTGGATATCTTTAAATTTATTTTTTACTATGTTATAATATTTTTCAGAAACTTCTATAGTGATTAATTTTTCAAAATGATCTAACATATTGTTTATAGTTTCACCTATATGACTACCAGTTTCAAAAAAAACATTAAAGTCTTTTAACTCTAAATTATTTTTTTTTAAAATATTTTTTAATTGTTGTTCATTTAATGAGGGCATAATTCTTTATTTTTTAATTTTTATTTTTTATATAAAATGCATCACCCCATGTTCCACCATCCCATGTAGTTTCAACTCTTTCGAATCCATAATCACCTAAAAACTTATCTAAGTCCTCAATTTTGGCACATCCTTTATACAATTCAGCCCTATTAACTTCTGTCATAACATAGTCAATTGTTTTAAGAAATTCTGATCCACCTTTAAAAACTTCTAATTCATATCCTTGCACATCAATATTAATGAAATTAAATTTATCTTTATTCTCTATGAAATTATCTAGTTTAGTAATCGTAACTTTTTGTCTACCGTTGAATTGAATATTCGGGTGTTGGATTAGGTGGTGTTCAGGTTCTAATACTGAGCTTGATTGTCCTTGATTTATTGTTTCTGTAAACATCTCAACTTCACCAACCATATTACCTAATGCCGTATTAATTAAAATTGCATTATCTCCTACGTTTTCTTTTAACTTTTGAAATGTCGTTGGTATAGGTTCAAAAAACATTACATTTTTTATTTCTAATCTCTGATAAGTTTTAAATTCTTGTCCTACATGGGCACCAATGTGTAATACTCCTTTAATATCTAAGTTATATTTTTCTTTTAAATTATCTAAATTCAATAACATATTTTTTATTTTTTTATTAAATTATTATAATTCACATATCTTCAAATGTAAACTATTTCACCATTTTTATATTTGGTATTAATTATTTCCCATTCATTCTCATATATTGATTCGTATTCTTTTTCTCCATTAGGTCCAAACCATACTGAGGGGGCTAAAATTTTTTTATTTATATTTTTATTAAGGTAAGATCCCCACCAAGAAAATGAAGAATTAGACATTATATTGTGATTACATAAACTAATTACCCATAATTCCTCATAGTCCTCTAAATCATAGACTATTGTAGAATTTTCATATTTTAAATTTTCTTCACACCATTTTTTATCATTAGAAAAGATAAAAATATGACTATATTTACCAATAGTACTTAAAGATTCGTCTATATAAGATTTGTTTATAACAGGTAAAATACTTGATACACCTAAATAATCCCCTCTTCTTACATGAATTGATACTGAATCACTTTCAAATATTTTAGGGTATTTATTTTTTATTTTTTCAATAAATTCGGTAGAAGGTAAAAATAAATCTCTTATAGTTTCTTTATAATTTTTAAAATTTTTACTACTCTGATAATATCCATAAAATTCTGTTGGTTCATTTATGACGTAATCATGTGCATTATAATTCCATTGAATTTCATTAATTCTTTTTAATGGGTTTAAATCAGATTTAAATATAATATTTCTAAAAATATTATCTCTATAATTAATGGGTTGCCTACCTTCCATTGGTATAAAAGAATTTAAACGGAAATAAACAGGGAGATTATGTATTAATCCTTCTGTTTTGGCTTTGGCAATTTGGAACATTTGGTTTCCTAATCCCCCCATTAGATGTGAAGTGATAAACATATTTTTAAAATAACCATTTATAATCCATTACTTTATTTTGAATGTCACTATAACTTATCCTTTGCAATGCAATACTAGGATTAAATCCATAACAATCATAAGTTTTTTGTATATCTGAATAATAAACATCAACAGGTTTTTGTTTATATTTTAATAAATTTAAAATTAAATCATAAATAGATTCATTAATTGCAACACAATGAATACCATAAGTCTCCTCTAATTTTATTACATTTTCATTAATTAAATTTATTTTTTTACCCATATGTTTATTATGATTACCCCCAAAATATACCATATCCCAGTTAATAGGTAATAAAGACATATATTTGTCGATATTTTTTATTTCGTCAGTAAATTCTATATCGTCCTCAATGATTAAAATATTTTTTAAATTATTTTTTTTCGCCTCTGTTATTAAATTAAAATGAGTCATTAAAATACCTAATTCACCATTATTAATACTATAATTATTTTCTAACTGTGAACCATCGATCGCAGAATACCTCTCAATCTCCTCAGATATCCCCCATTTTTGAAATTCTTTGTCGGATTCTTCCCACCTATCTTTTCTCCGATCTAAATTAATACAATAAATTTTATCAAAATATTTTTTTAATTTCATACAACTATTTTATTATCTACTACATCAAAATTTTTATGTATTATCTTTTGATATAATTCCATATGATTTTTATTTGCTTCTGTAGATACAGTTCCATCTTTTTCATGATGGAAATAAATAAATAAAGGTTTAGGTATCCTTTTACCAACGTATCCCGATTTCATCATTCTTATCCACATATCATAGTCTTCCCAACCAAATAATGATTCATCATAACCATTAACTACCTCAAATGATTTTCTATGAAACATAGAACAATTTACAATAAATGGTCCCTGCACTAATCTTTCTTTTGTCCATTCAGGTCTTTTTTCTACCCCATTCATTTGACCTATATGTTGTGTATCACAATATACTGGACTTATATTTTCATTGTTTCTTAATATATTAACACAAGTTTTTAAATATTCTGGTTTAATCATATCATCAGAATCTAATGGTAAAATATATTCCCCTTTTGAGTGTTTAAATGCCTCATTTCTTGCGGAAGAAGGTCCACCGTTATCTTTATATATAACTTTAATTCTTTCTACAGACTCTAATTGTTTAAGTTTTAGTTTTACATATTCATCTGTAGAACCATCGTCAACCAATATAATCTCATAATTAGTATAATCTTGATTAAATATGGATTTCAATGTTTGATTAATTCTATTACCATAGTTATAAATCGGCATCAAAATAGATACTAGTGGTTCATCCTTTTTAATTTTATTAATATTATATCTATACGGAATAATTTGAGGTAAATTTTCTTTATATTTCTCTACAAATTGTTTTCTATTTTCATCCCACTGTTGATTAGTTACTCCAATAGATAAATGTGTAATAGAAATATCACTAATTATACCTACTTTAACACCTTTTAAAAAATTATTAAAACAAAAATCAACTTCATAAAAATGAAAACCTTTTATACTTTCATCAAATTCAGTTTTAATATTTTTTTTATTGATTGCAAAAAATAAACCATCTACTATTATTGTATCATCTATTTTATTACCAAACGATTCACTATATTGTGATAACCATTTTTGATCTCCGTGTTGATGGTATACTTGTCCTACAACTTCAGTCATGCCGACATCCCACCACATACCAGATTTAGGCATATATTTAGTACCCGCTTTTCCTAAAATACCATATTCACTATTCCTTTTAAAATGGTTTATAATTTTGTTACCCCAATTATTAGTTTCAATAATAACGTCATCATGACAAAAAACTACAATATCGTTTGTAGTTTCTTTTAAGGCTTTATTATATAGTTCCGTTAAAGAAAATTCTCCATTATTTATAAACTGAATAACCTCCAGCCCTTTATGGATACCAGAGGTTTTTTCTATATGTTCTTTATGGTTCGGATTATCTACTCTTGTAGAAAAAACTACACTAATCATTTTTTAACTCTAAAAAATATTTTCTTATTTGTTTACCTAAATCTTGATCATTAGGGTAAAGTTCTATTAATTCAATAATATACTGAGAATCCAAATTAATATTATTTTGATAATAATAATTAACTTTAGTTACAGGTACCTTGTACCCATATTCTTTTTCTTGTCTTAATTCATTTAGTGTTCTTTCTTTAGTCATATTCTTAATTTTTATTGTTTACCTGTTGACCCAAATCCTCCATCACCTCTTTCACTATCATTTAAATTATTTACTTTAAGTAGTTGACTAATACCTTGCCCAACTACATTCATAATTACACCTTGTGCGATTCTATCTCCTGGTTGTATAGTGTATTCTTCGTTACTTAAATTAATTACGATTATTCCAACATCTCCCCTATAACCTTCATCTACTGTTCCTGGTGTGTTTAATACAGAAATACCATGTTTTAATGCCATACCACTTCTAGGTCTCACTTGTAATTCTGTATTAGGAGATAATTCAAATTTTAAACCTGTTGGTATAAGTCTTCTCTCTAATGATTTTAGAGTTATAGGTTCTTCTATATATGCTCTTAAATCAAATCCACTATCCCCAACCTTAGCGTATTCAGGATCAGGATTATTAGAATTATTTATAAATTTAGTTTTAATCTTAAAATCAAATAAATCATTTTCAAAAGTAACAAAATTATTTTCTGGTGAATTTAACATCTCAACTTGTGACATTAATGTTTTAAGTTCCTCTAAACTATTCATAAGTTCACCATCAAATGAGTTGTTTTCATTATCGTTTATATTCATTATTTATTATTTTTACATTCTATTATTGATAATTCATTTCCTTGTCTCAATATAGTAGACAAAATACTACCATACCATTTTGATTGTTTATCATCATCAGGTTTATCGAAATTTATTATTGATTGGTATTCTTCTTCAGTTAATTCAACTCCATAACTCAATGCGTAATATGCTGAACGTTCACCAACCCTCATAGAAATTAACTCTTCATTAAAATCGTATACTTTACCAGTATTTTTTCTATGCCATTCAGATTCACAAAATTTAAATAATTTGGTTTTACCTATTTGGTGTAAGAAACAAACTTTAATAATTGATTCTTTTTTTAATCTAATATTTTCAGGTAAACTATCATTTAAAAATAAAGTGTACTTAGTAACTTTTAAAATGTGATCTATTAACCCACCAGGATACGCATTATACATACTTTCCATATTAGATGCGGGTGCAGTAAATAAATCTTCACCTAAAAATTTTAATAATCCATCATTAAGTATGTTATGAATTTTATTAGTTTTTTCGAACTTTTCTCTGTTCTTTAAAATTTTATCTTTCAATTCCATATTTATATTTTTATTAAAAATAAGGAATTTATTTTACTAAGTCAAATTCCACACTTTTTTTTTCAGATACTAATTTTTTATATAAGTCTCTTCTTTGTGCACATACTGTTTTCATATCGTATTTACCATTTACAGAATTATATAAATTTTCACCTAATTTTGTAATTAATTCAGGATTCTCTATTAATCTTTTAATATGTGAATACCACAATTTATGATTTTTTGCACTTGAAACTAAAAATCCATTACCATTTTCATTTATTGTTCCACCTTTTTCATATGATTCTACAATATCTATTTGGTATGGTCCAAAATCTTGTGCAATTATAACCTTTTTATGAAATCCAGCTTCTATCACTTTTAATTGGGATTTAACCTTATTAAATGTACTTTCTTTTAATGGAGCTAATGATATATCAAATAAATTGTAATTTGTTGCGTATGAAGTTATAGGTTTAGTCCAAACTCTTCTATATGGTTCATTTTTAAAGTTTTCATATTCTTTATTCTCAAAAGATAATAAAAAATCCTTATATTCTTCACTCACTAATTTATAATCATCAGTAAATATTTTTTCATACTGATACCATATAGATTCTTTAGGTTTAATTGGTCTTTGTTTTTGTTCACCAGTTTTTTGATCGATTAATGTTATAGTACCTCTTAAATCAAATCCACAAAGAACAAATTGTACTCTATCGATTAACCCATCAGTTTTTAATTTATTCATTAATCCCCTTAGAATTTCTAAATCTTTCATATGTGAAGAACCACCTAACCATCCTATTCTAATTCTATCACTTTTTTCAGGATTACTCTGGTATTGCTTTTCTTCGGTATCAATAGCATTTGGTATTACAAACACGTTTTTATTAATTTTACTAATTTCATTTGCAAATACAGATGTTGTCGTAGTGATATTTTTAGAAACTTTTAAATTATTAAATATTTTTTTATCTAAATTATGTTGTTTAATAATTTGCCAAGCTGGATGATCAGGTCCTGGTGACCAATGATCGTCAATATCCATAATAGTTGAGACACCTAATTTATCACATCTTTCCAATAGATTAGGTAAATCATCATAATCACCTAATGTTCTATGATAATGTATTAAATCATATTTTTTTAGGTATTCATCACTGTTTAATTGTGGTTCATAATCGATGTCCACATGAAATTCATTAGGGAAATACTCTTCTAATTTAATGTGTGGAATTGTTGATCTATAATATGATACACCTGTTCTATCACTTGGAACAACTAATACTTTAATCTTACTCATAATAAAAATTTTATTTAAGTTTACAAATAAAATTTATATTTTTAAATACTATTAAGCAATTTTTTGGTAACCAAATTCTTGTTGTATGTCTGGTTTATTCATTGCAGTAATTATTTGTTTTTCATTACCATTTCTCCTTCCAGAAATTTCTTGTGTTTTAGGATTCCAGTATACTGCAATATAACCTTTATAGAATTTATTTAAATCAATTCTTATATCACCATAAAGTTCATTATCTCTAATAGTTTTATCTTTAAAGATTATTTCCCCATCAGAAAGCTCAGCCTTAAATGATGGTTGATCCTCATTAACTGGTTCTAATTCCTTTTTAAAGTAATCATAATCATCTTCAATCCTTTTATAAACTTCATCAGACATTTCTTGTCCTTTTTTAAGATTTTTACTAAGAAATGTTAATAAAGATGTCATTTTATCTAATAAAATTTCAGATTTTTCTAATAATACTGCTTTTTGATCTAATTTTTTCTTTTGTTTTCTACTTACTTTACCTGTTGAAACACTTTTATTTTGTAGTTCACTTTTTTCTTTAACAATTTTATTAATTAATGATGGTATATCAGGTTGAGAATCGTCATTACTTTCCACAACTTTTTTAGTACATATATCGATAGTTAATAATTTACCCTTAACAACTTTAGGTTTACCATCATAAATTTTTTCATCACCTAAATAAATTGTAACTATCGGTATATCTTTATGCGCGTTTGTTGTAGTAGATACCATCCATATACTTATTTTAGATTTATCTTTTGTATTTTCGTTAATAATATCTTTAACATCTTGTTCGCTTACAATAAATGTATCTGATCTACCTTTACCTATGTCACCATCTTCATTTATATTACCCAGTTTATAATTAAACGTACCATCACCATTTGGTAAGTATCCGTATCCAGGATTTAAAAACTGTGACTGAAATATAGGTTCAGAATCAACTCTAGGTACACCTCTATCATCACTAGCATTATTCAAATTTGCTGTCATACCACCCGCAACATTTTTTAATGCTCTTGAATTAGCAAAAACAAAAAATTCTGCATTTTGACAATTATGACTCTTAACCCATATTCTAATTTTTAAACTTGCTGCACATTCTATAGGGTCCTTTTTTTCTTCTTGTGGTGTTTCATTAGGTACTTCTTCTACCTTATCTACAGACATCACAACTCTTAAATATTGTTCATCAGTATATTTTTTTATTAAATCTTTAAAACTTGATGATTTATTAAATTCATCTGAACAATTATAGCCTTCAGGATCTGTCGACACATCAGCCCTATTTTTAGGACAAAAATCCTGCCCTACCCAAGGAGTTGATCCAATAACAGGTTCATTTTTTTCAACCTTAACGTCTGAACTGATGATACCCTGTTTTTTCCATTCCCCTAAAACATTTGTAATATAATTTTCTATTACGTTAAGTCTAGCCTTTGATAAGTATCCTGGTTGGACTTTAGTACCTTTTACACCACCTTTTGTTCTATCAACATTAGGTATTTGAGATTCGCCTGCATATAATTTAACATTTACAATATAACCTGATGGATTTTTTTGTAAAAATTCTTTTATTTTTTCTAATTCAGGATTTAAATTAGACGGTACATCCCAATCCCAAGTTTTATTATTACGACCAGTGTGTTTACCTTTTAAATCATAATAACCAGGACCAAACTCAACTTTTTTATCTATATATACTTTATCTGTTGAATTTTCAGGTGGATTTTCATCCTCAACTAATGGTTTATATTGTCCAGTTTCAAAAAGCATTAAATGTTTCATTCTGGATAATTGTTCTATTAATGGTTTTTTCATATATTAAAATATTTTTTATTATATAAATATGATAATTTGATTAAAAATTTTGTAGATTAAAAATTTATATATATATTTGTTTTAATAAAAAAAACAACTATGAAAAATTTAATTAAATTATTGTTTGTACTATTAGTTACTTCTTGTGCAACTCAAAAAACAGTGAAACTTACAAACGGTGAATTCGTAACACAAAAAAAGTACGATAGGATGGTTAGAAGTTCTTATAAGAAAGCAATCCGTAAAATATCAAAAAAAGAAAAAAATCTTTTTAAGTCTACTAAAGTAACCGTAGAATCTAATATTTGAAAATTATTTTTTTATATCTTTACATTATCAAAATAAAACAACTATGGAAAATTCACTAATTTTAACAAAAGTTAAAGAGTATGAAGGAAATAACAATTTTATTCTTTCACTCAAATCAGGATTAAATAAATATGGTTCTTTAACACCTAAACAATTATCCGCAGCTGATAATTTTTTCTCTAAACTTGAGGTACCAACCAATCAAATTTCTGATAGTAAAAATATTAATGTTAATCTAAAGGTTACTAAATTTATTGCAAAACGTATTGCGGATGATAATAAATTAGAATTTAGACCTTTTTTAGTGACAATTAGTAAAGTTCTTAAAACAACTAACAAAGCTTATCAAGTTGTTGGTAGAATGAATACTTCCGATGTTACCTCTTGTAGATGTTGTGGTTTAGATTTGACTGATTGGAAATCACAAGCAACTGGAGTTGGACCTATATGTGCTAAAAAATTGGGTATTCCATATGTAAAAAATCAAGAAGATGTTTTAGTTTTTAAAAAATTACTTAAACTTAAAATTGATGAAATAGGTGATTTAACTTTTTGGATTCCTAAATCACAGATTGTTGAGGGATTAGATGATTTACAATCACAAATTAACTAAAAAAATAAAAACCCTCTTATGAGGGTTTTTTTATTTCTTTTTATTTGGTAAAGGTTTAAGTTTACCTGAAAATGTTGTACCACCGACTCTAATTTGTATATCTTCAGTAACTAAAGATTTTTCAAAATATTCTTCTATAACTGTTCTAACAACATCCATCATTTCTTCTTTTACTATTTTTCTAATAACAGTATCATTAAGATTCAATGAAGTGTTCTCAGTTAAACTACTTTTTTTACTTTTTTGTATATTTTCTTGATTATAGTTAGTATGAATAAAATCTGAAACATCATCTAATTCAAAAGTATGAAAAGGAGTTTCAGGAATTTCTATTGGATTTTCTAACATAGCCTTTTTAATTACATCAGGCATTTTAGATTTTTCTAAATTTCTATACTTACCATTTGTGGTTGCAACCGATTTAGTTGCACTCCTTTGATTATTTCTAATAAAATTTTCAGTTAAATTAGGTATTTCTTTTTCTTCACTTTCATTAGTAATACTTTGAGTTATATTTTTTGAACTCCCATAATTTTCTTCAGTCACTTGCATAATAGCTTTAGACTTATTTAAAATTTCTTTTAATCTATTTACATCACTCATTTTTAGTCAAATTTTAATATTTTATAAACTTGTGTCATACTTTTATCACCATTAGGATTAAACAAAGGTCTAGGTGAATTAAAATTACCACCTAACATTTGTAAATTATTCATTCTATCAACCCTAAATAATTTCCATCCTGGTTGTATTGTTTTAGTATCACCTCCTATTTGGTATACTCTAACTACATCATTACCCGCAAGTGAAGTCCCAAAACAATAAATTTCTATCCATCTTTTATTTTTACCACCAGGATCTTCACCATCATCATAATAAACCGAAGCCAATCTTTTTCGATCCATTATAGTTTTGATACTTTCCTTATTGGCTATTTCAAGAATAAGTCCTTCAGCTAAATTGTAAAGATTCATTATAAAAAATATTACTTATTAGTTAAAATATAGTTAGGGAAGTATGGTTTATTTGGTCCATACCCATTAGGCCCAGTAGTACTTCCATATTTAGATTCATTTCTAGCAATTAAATCTTGTCTAGCCGAAATATCGACAGAACCACCACCAGAAGAACTATTTAAAGCATCTGCATTTCCTGCAGTACCTTTACCTTTTTCATCTCCATTAGATAATGCGTTTGGGTGCGTTGCACCATATCTTTTACCATCACTATCTAAGTACGCGTTTTTAATTACGTTATCAACTCTAAATTGGTCTCCTAATTCCATTAATTTAGTCTTACTCATAATATTAAATTTTAGATTCGTATATTATTAAATTTTGTATTCTTTTTATTTCTTCATAAACAGGTTTACCTCTCATAAGTTGACCACTTATATCTTTATTGGGTCTGGGTATTTTTATTTTTAAACTATGTTTATTTACTTTATTATTATCTTTACTATGTTGTTTTATAAATTGATTTGTTAAACCAGTTTCACTTTTTATTTTTTTAGGGTTTTTAATTGATTGAGTTTCCCTATTTAAAGTTGACTCAACCCAATTATGCATCGTTTTACCACCATTTAATCTATATTCAATATCTTTATGATCCCCATCAAAATTATCAAACCAGTTTTTAATTCTTTTTAATTGTTTATATTCTATTTTTTTATTTTCTAAAATACCTTTCGCTCTTTTATAACCCTCAACAGGTTTATCATTAGCAATTTCTTCTTTCTTTAGTGTTTCGTATGTCTTTACTGCATTACCAATTGCGTTAAGTACATAATCAGGACAATTATAGTACTTACCATGTAATTTACTGTTACCACCTTTATTTTTCTTCCTGTTCGCCATACTTAATTTTATCCCCAATTAATTCTTTATGTTCTTCAGATAATGTTGATAAATCTAAATTATTTATTAAATGATTTAAAAGAATTGCTAATTCATCACCTTTTAAATTTTCTTTATGAATTAAATCTAAAAGACTGTTAATTTTTCTAATCACTATTGGTTTTTCATGAACATCTTTTAATTCAGAAATGTCAGGTATAGAAATAGGTTCAGACATTATATCTTCTTCTTTCATTCTTTTAACTACATCTCTATTTTTATCTTTTTTGTTTCTAATTATTTCATCAACCAAAGATTTCATAGATTCATCACTTTCAGAAATATCTTCTTCTTCATTAACCACCCTAGTATAATTTATACCATAATAAGGTCCGCCATAAATAAAATAAGCTTCTGGTCCTTGTGTAGAGTTTCTAACAAAATCATCAGTAGTTTTTTTAGATTTAATATGATTTCTATTTTGTTTATAATTATTTGATGGATTAATTAATGCACCATTAGCACTAATTAATTCATCAATTCTTTCCTCATCTAAATATTTATTAATATCGGACTTTTTAAATGTTTTATTCATATTAAAGTTTTTTTTATATAAATATATCAGAAATCTAAATATTTATTTTAAAATGATGTTATGCCAATAAATAAATTTACTACTTTATTAGATCTTTCGAGACAATCCAAAATTATTACAGGTGAAACTGCGACATTTGATGGTAAAATACAGGCAGGTATTCCTTTTAGTGGATACCCTACAGGTGTTGATACCGCAACTACAGTTTCATTAGGAGTAGTTTCTAATCAGACTGCAGTTTTTAGTGGTGATACTGGTACAACAGTATTCGATGTTTCAAATCCATCATCACCTAATTATAACCCTATATTTGATAGTTTTTCTGCAAATACATGGACAAACCCTCTATTCGGTATTTATGTTTCTGGATTAACATTACCCATAACACCATTAAGTGCGGATACCCAAACTGTAGGTCCTTTTTGGACTTTAACTCAAACTGGGTATACTGGAGAATATGTAATAGGTACACAATATACTGGATATAGTATCAGTTATTCTTTTGTTAATTTATCATCACTTAATACAGGATCAACTTTATTTTCTGGTTTCACAATCGCATCACAACAAAATTTTTCTGCAGGTACATTAGATTATAAAGGTCCATTAGATTATATTTCATCAAAAGAAAATATTACTGTAGATGGAAGACTTATCACTAATAAAATAACAATTACTAATGGTGCTAGTTCTGCAACAACTAATTATGTATTAACTTCAGATGAATTTGGTAATGGTAGTTGGCAAGAATCACCTTCTTTTAGTGGTGGGTCAGGAAATTGTATTAGTGACCTTTATATCTCTAACATACATTCTTGCTCTCCGTTAAACATTAATCCCTTAGATGAAGGTAATGTGTATTTTGGGTCAACAAGTGGTGTTACTGTTGACGTTTCTAATAATAGGTTAGGTATAGGAACATCATCACCAGCAACCATATTGGATGTGGTTAATGGTACTTCTAGATTTTCTTATGATCCGATTAATACAAATATAATGGTTAGTGGTGGTAACACAAGTTTAACTTTTGTTGAAGCCAGAATTAGTGGAACATCAGTTGCGAGAATGGGGATTAGGGGTACAACAAACGTTGGAAATGACGAATATGGAAAAATTAATGACGCATTTTTATATTCATCAATTAGTAATAATGGATTAAATGTAATAAGCGCCAGTGGTACAGGAACTGAAGACTATATAAGATTTTATGCTGGTCAAAATGCCGATGTCATCAATATTCCCGATATACATATACAAGGTTCTGGTCCCACAAGAGGTTTTGTTGGTATTAATAACTCGTCCCCAACTGAATTGTTACATTTAAAAAGCACAGGTGCGGTAAGAGTTAAATTAGAAGCCGATACGGATAATTTAGACGAAACACACAATGTTCAACTTTTATTATCACAAGATGGTGGAGTTAGTACTGCCGTTTTTGGTATAACACCTGATACAAACAATAATTTAGTAGTCGGAGTTAATTCAAATACTACCCCTAATATACATTTTGGTACTAGAAATGATGGTACTTCTTTTGTAACCACTACAGACACCAAAATGATAATTACAAATGTTGGTAATGTTGGTATAGGAACTGAAACACCATCAGAAAAATTAGATGTTAGTGGTAAAACAAAAACTATTAATTTTCAAATGACATCAGGTGCAACACCTGGTTATGTTCTTACATCTGATGCTAGTGGTAATGCCAGTTGGCAAGTATCTTCAGGTGGTGGGGCATTTACGGGTGGTACTGTTACTGGTACAACTAATTTTACAAATGGATTATCCGCAACTACAATATCAGCAACTACCATAGGTAGTTCAGGAGATTGTATTGATAATATATATGTTTCAAACATTCATTCTTGTTCTCCACTTAATATAAATCCTTTAGATGAAGGGAATGTTTATTTCGGTTCAACAAGCGGAATAACAATAGATATAACAAATAATAGGATTGGGGTTAATGGATCAAACCCAACAAAAACATTAGATGTAAAAGGTGAGACATTATTATCAGGTAATACTACTAATGTTTTAAATATAATTGGTTCAGGAAGTAGTACAACCGAACCAATAGTTGGTATTTCAGGTAGTAGTGGTCAATTATTTACAATTAAAGACAGTTTGGTTGGTTCTCTATTTTCGGTAAATAATATATCATCAATTCCTGTATTAGAAGTTTTTGATAATGATACTGTTTTAATGGGTAATTTTTCAGCACCTGGATTATATTCATCGGTTAAATCATACGCCTACACAGGATTAACTAATATACATTTTTTACCAATGAGTGCTTATACTGGTGCGTGGTATGAATATACAGTTATAAATAATATAACTCCTGGTCTTAGAACAGGACAAATAATGGCAGTTTTTAGTGGTAATACTGTTAATTACATTGAAACTTCTACCAGTAGTATTGGTACTACTTCAGGAATATCATTTAGTTTTTCTGCTGATAATAATAGTTGCATTTTTCAATCATCAGCAAATACTACAGGATTTGTAGTTAAAACAATAATAAGAAGTATTTAAATTTTTTTAAAAATGGAAATTTATAAAAATAGAAGATATATGGTAATAAATTACTCTGATATTGATTCTGTTAATTTTGATGAAATAATACAAAGTGATAAAGAGGAACTTAGACTATCTATAGATGGGACATTAACAATTGTTAAATGGAATGGTTTAAACATACCTAATTCACTTAATTCTTTGACGACTAAATATGGTCCTTACACACACGAAGAAATGATTCAAATAGTGTCAACTAATGTATGGAATGATGTTTATACAGATTTAGTTGGTAATAATAACGATACCCCCCAATAATATAATTATTATGATAAGAACAGGTAGAAAAGAAATAGTAACAGATGGATTAGTTTTATATTTGGATCCAGTTAATAGGAAATCTTATTCATTGAGTAGTACCACATGGAATGATTTATCAACTAACGTAGCAACAGGTACATTTAGTTCTTTTGATATAAATAATAATTATGATAGTACTGATGGAGGTGGTTGTATTTTATTTGATGGTATAGATGATAGGTTATTGGTACATACATTTATAAGACCTCCGGGAAATACTTTTGCAGTAGATTCATATAATTTTGATGATGAGGTCACATTAGAGGCATTTGTCAAACCTAGTAGCTTATTGACAGATCCAAATATAATCGCTAAAGGTTCTAATTATGGGTATAGGTATAGATTTACTAGTGACGGTAGAATATGGTTATATTCACAAAATACGACCACAATAAATACTATATCGTCAAGCCCTATAATAAATTTAAATGAATGGGTTCATGCGGTAGCAGTGTTCAGTCAATCAGGATTAAAAGCATATGTTAATGGGGTATTAGTTGCATCAAATGTTCAACCATTTTCTCCCGATACTACATTAGCTGTAGGGTGTGTACTTTCAATAGGTACATTTTGTCTTAGTGAATGTTTTGCAGGTAAAATTGGGATTGTTAGGGTCTATCATAAAGAATTAACTTCTGATGAAATTTTAAAGAATTTTAATGCAGATAGAGGTAGGTATCAAATTTAATAAAATGTAAAGATGAGTAACATTTACCAACATAATTTCGATAACTGTTTAAAAATGAAATTAAGTAACAGTGATTACTGGGACTTATTTCTTTGTTATGATTGTACAGATGAACAAGATAATAATCATATATTAGAAGAATGTATTTTAGTATATATTGATGTAAATAATGATAATTCATTTTCTGGGGATACCCTATATAGTCTAACAACTTGGAAAGATTCAAAAATAAATGGTAGTGGTATTACATTAAACGATATTGGTTTAACGGGTATAGATAATGGATTTATTTTATATGATTGTACGGGTGGGACTACAGGATCAACTTTCTTATCCGCATTTACTGGTTCAACATTAACACTAACATCCGCAGATACTAGATTTTCTATGACTAGGGTTACTGGTTGTACATATGAATATCCATTAGAAATTACATTAGGAGAAAATGAAGGTAGATATACAAAATTATGTGGTGGATTTTATCAAGGATTTTTTAAATTATCTGACATAACATATTTTGAGGAAATATCGGATAATAAGTTTACTTGGCCAATAGAATGGTTTAATTGTCCTCCATTTTGTAGTGGTGATAGTATTAATAATTTATGTTATACTGACCCAAATAAATCATACCAATGTTATTTAGATTTAAAACCAGTACCATATAATTATGAAATACTACCTAAACGATTAGGAAGTAGTTATACACCTTGTTTAGATGGGTGGACCGCAACATTTTGGTTAAATAAAAATTCAAGTAATTGTAGTGGTAACACACTTAATAATATTTACCCAAATAATAAAGGATTTTTCTTTTATATGGGTACTAGATCAGAAAATAAATTTTGGAATTTATTTAGTGGAGAAACAGGTTACACTACCTCATCAGGATATCCTTTACCACCACCCAAAGAAACAAAAAAAGTTTTAAATGATAACCCATTTTTAGTTTATCAACCAGGAGATTGTTGTTGTTTTAGTGGGATTACCTCTGAAATTACATACGAAAAAGATAGAAATGCAGATATTATTGATAACGCATTAGGGTTTAGAATAAAGGATGATGGTAGTATTGGTTTTAGAACTGTCGTAATGACTGGAGTTTGTTCCGCAGTTACCGAAACAATAGTTGTGGATTGTCATGAACAATGTGGGTGTGGTTGTACTGGAACTACTACCTACACAAGTACCACTATTCAGTATTTAACAGGTACGAGTATCTATGAATGTTATAGTGATACTGGTATTATAATTGATGATGTATGGTCTCACGTCGCAATAAGATTTAAACCTTATGAACAATATAGTAAATGTGAACTATTAGATGTACCTAAAAGGAAAGGTGTTTTAACAGTTTATGTAAATGGTTATCTTAAATGGACTTTAGATAATTTTGATGAGTTTATATTTAGAGAATTAGATGAATATAGAGAAAAACAACAAGGTGTTCCGTATAATTATAGTTTAGGTGGTGGATCACAAGGGTTAATTGAAACTAATACAATTAATGGTAAAGATGAAAAAGATAATAATTTAGTTATACAAAATAATTTTGCGGGTACGTTTGAAGGGAATATTTCTAAATTTAGATTATATGGTTGTGCATTAGATATAACAACAATAAGAGAAGAAATAAATAATATAATAGGTACTTTTTTTCCTAATTGTAAAAATAATTATGTAGAATGTGAATATGTTTCTAACTATTTTGAATAAAAATGATTTTGATAATATTTATTAAATAAAATATATATGCCTTTAATTACTAGATTTTACGGCCCAAATGGTAAAGGTTCAATACTTACTATAAAAGAAATGGATGATAACTTATATTATCTACAATCTATTGGAGTAATAGGAATTAATTTTTCAGGGGATACTTTAACATTGATAAATCCAACTGGTGGTACTTTGTCCACAAATATATCACTATCAGGATCATCTTCACCACTTTCTGCAGATAGTAAAGATATAATTGTAATAAGTTCAAATACCGTTTCAACAAAATATAATACACAAATTGAAGATAATGTATCGTCACAAATAATAGGTACTACACCAGCTAAACCAGCATCAGAATGGAAACAGTTAGACATGGTTGAGGTATTGGATACCATTTTATTTCCAAAACAATATCCTTCATATACTATACCAACATTATCTCTTACAGGTCAACAAGGAATTAAAGAGATTGGTGAAGCAATAAATCAAACTTTATCATTAAAAGGTGTAAAAAATGATGCTGGAGATTTCACTGCCCTAGCCATTTCAAAAAATGGTAATACTTTGCAAACGAGTCCTATTTCAACTGATACACAGTCAGATTTAGGGCCGCAATTCGGATATCTTAACACAAATAATCCAAATAAAGGTTTTACCGTAACTGCAAGTGATAGTTTTATTATTGATGTACCAGCACCTGGGGAAACATCTAAAGTATATACTTATATAGGTACTTCAGTTTATGATCAAGGTAATAAATTACTTGATAATAAGGGTACTCCCGATGATCGAGGATATGCAGTAAGATCAAATCAACCACAAGATGCATCAAATACATTAACTACTCAAAAAGTAATAACAGGAATATATCCTTACTATTATGGCGTTACTGATATACAAAACCCATCAGTTTCAGATATACAAAATATGATTGGTAATGGTACTGCATCTAAAGTATTGTCAAGTGCTCAAGGGAATATAACTTTAGTTTTAAATATGGGTCAACCAAGATGGTTGTGGTATGC